GAACCATATTTTCTCAACCCATTCTGTAATGAATTGATAAATCCGTTATTACCTTTGTAATTTCTAACATTTGTAGTGATTTCTAATGTGCTCATAATAGTTGTTTTTAGTGGTTGTTTGATATATCAAATATACAACAATTATTTTAAAGTACCAAATATTTTTAAATAAATTTCACTATTTTTTTAGTATCTACCTGAAACCTTTAACCCTTTATAACCATCTTTTAATAGTGTATGTACCTTTTTTATCTCTACAATATTTCTTAGAATGTCTTCGCCTCTTTGGAGATTACATAAATTATCCATCCTTTCTTCTAATCCCTCCACAAAATAACTACTTGGTAATTCCCCTTCTCTGGATAAAACATAATCAATATTGTTATTAACAAAATTTATAAATGAGTTAAATACCTTAATTGCTTTATTTATTTCTATAATATTTTTCATAATAATTATCGTTTTAGTTGTTAATGATACTCTAATATACAACAATTATTTTAAACTGCCAAACTTTTTCTTAATTATTTTACTGTAGTAGCATATCTTCACACCATATTGGTGTTTTTTCACCCATATATGCACCTTTTACATTAAAATCAAAGAATTCTATGGAATCATTTAAATTCATCCCTTGTTCAACCATAAGAATCTCAATACATTTTCCAACGGAATAAATTATTCTCCCACTACCTTCATCAATACCGATCACTGCTTCATCAAATCCATCTGCGGTTAGAATCTCTTCTCCTTCATAATAATCTACGATTCCTTCTAATAATCTCTTACTCATCTTTGTTTTGGTTTTTAAATGTAGGACAATCCTTCTCAATTACAAATGCTTCGAATCTTTTACCCCAATCTTTTTCAGGTTGGTTTTTAAGTGCTTCAGCAAAAGAACCGTTTGCAAACCCTAAAGGTATTGCCGGACCTTTATACCAAGCATTTATATGGTCTATATATTGCCCAGCTGATTTTCCACAATCACATGACTTTACACTGACTGTTGTTAGTCTAACGACATCTGTACATTCTTTACAAAATATTAGTTTCATCTTTGTTTTGTTTTATCGATCATGGGATTCCTTTAAGATTCTTTCAATCTCTTTTCTCACTTTTATTAAATCGTCTTCATTTAAATCAAGTAATTTCCATAGTATAACTTCTAAATCACTCATCTTATTAATTTTAATGTATTGTAACGTCTTGACTATGTTTAGGGTAAGTCTCTATCTCTTTACAGATATTAATGATGGTGTCATACATCTCTTTATTCTGTTCTTTGATAAGTTTCATCTCTTTGTGTTCAACAATCTTTTTAGAGTAATCAAACCCATCAAATAATCCATACAACATATTTTGGATACCCATCATACCAACACCATCTAGTGAGTGGAAATTAGTAATGGTTTCTAAAATTGTTCTTCGGGTTTCTCCACCCATACATTCGTGTCTGTTAAAATATTCCATCTTTATTTATATTAAAAGGTTAAAACTATGCCGCTACCTCTTCGGTAACGACATTATTCATTCTATAAGCGTAATCAGCGTGAGTTTTAGTACCCATTCTATTCCATAGATCGTAATCTACCATCTTTTTCCAAGCGTGGTGCATATTACCAACTCTAAGGTGTAAAAGAAAAGATTTATCAATTGAATAGAATCTTTTACCTTTAGTGGCAAGAACGTTTACCCACAATCCTTTATGGTGATCAGTAGGCTCATCCGCATCTATCCATACTTGGACATTTTCAACATATCCATAGGTTCCACTAATAAATTGTTCTGGAGTTTGATCGTAATTGGTTTCAGCGATATTAAGGAATCCAGCCTTACACTTACACGCGAATCGGAATTTATATTTTTTACCTTCTTCTAGGTGGTTAGTTACACTAAATTCCAAATACTTTCCAGTATTATCGTTTTGAGATACTTTACCATAACCGAATTGGTTATCGATTTCTGAATGTCTACCTGTTGATGGTTGATTTTGTCGGATTGCATTTTGATTTTTCATAATAGTTGTTTTTAGTGGTTGTTTGATATTTCAAATATACAACAAAATATTTAAACTGCCAAACTTTTTCTTCTAAAACTTTAATTTATTAATATTATTACTTATATTTTCTAAAAAATATACTTATGTCAAAAATTAAAGTTTTAGTAGTCCCTAGTGATAGAACTGGGGTATCATATTTCCGATCAACTATACCGCATATTAAATTAGAGGAATATTTTCCTAATGATTTTCATATAGATATAGATTATGAACCGGAGTTAGATAATGATTCTTTCTTAAAAAAATATGATATAATTCATTATCATAGATCAATGGGTGAGTTTGATAAAATGGGGGATCTTTTAAATAGATGTGATAAATTAGGGATAGTTACTTTGATGGATATAGATGATCATTGGTCACCAGGTCCCAATCATCCGGCATGGGAAATTATCAAACAGAATCAGTTAGATAAAAAAATAGTAGATAATTTAAAAATTGCAAGGAATATTATTACTACCACCCCTATCTTTGCTTCAACCTTAAGTAAATTTTCAAATAATATTTTTGTATTACCCAACGCAATTAATGTTAAAGAAAAACAATATATTCCTAATGCTCTACCAAGTAAAAGAATTAGAATAGGTTGGTTAGGTGGATCTTCCCATTTAAAAGATTTAGAAATACTGGGAAATGTAGCATATAATTTTAAACAAGATGGGTTATTAGATAAAATCCAATTTGTTTTGTGTGGTTATGACTTAAGAGGTAATATGACTTTAATTGATAAAGCAACAGGTAAACAAAAACAAAGACCAATTAAACCTAAAGAAAGTGTATGGTACCAATATGAAAAAATATTTACTGATAATTATTCTATTGTCAGTGAAGAATACAAAAATTTTCTTTTAACATTTCAAAATAAAGAATATGAAAATGTAGAAAATGAACCTTATAGAAGAGTATGGACTAAACCCATAACCAGTTATGCCTCTAATTATAATTTATTTGATATTTCCTTAGCACCTTTAAAATATAGTGCGTTTAATGAAGTTAAATCACAATTAAAAGTAATTGAAGGTGGATTTCATAAAAAAGCGTTAGTAGCCCAAGATTTTGGACCATATCAAATAGACATTATAAATGCGTATGAAAAAGGTGGAAATTTTAATACTGAAAAAGGCAATGGAATTTTAATCCCTGAAAATAAAAATCATAAGTTTTGGTATAAACATCTTAAAAATTTAGTTTTAAACCCTCACCTTATTACTGAATTAGCTGAAAATCTTTATAATACCGTAAATGGAAAATATGATATGGAATCAGTATGTAAACAAAGAAAAGATTTTTATCAAAAATTGGTAAAAGAAAAAAATGAGATAGGGGTTGAAACTCTAGTTTAATTTAATTATATTTGTTATATAAAATTATATAATATGGAAAATACAATAGAATTAAAACATAAAATCCTTAAAAATAAGGAAACGTTTTTAGAAAAAAATACACTATATGGGGTATTAACTAAAGAATTATTAGATTTTTTGGGTGAAGATTTAATGACTGCACCTGCATCTTCTATGTTATCTTTACATAATGCATTTCCTGGGGGGTTAATAGATCATACCCTTAAAACTACCAAATATGCAATAGGGATTAATAAACTTTTACCAGAGAATTTGCAAGTAGATACACATTCCATAGTTAAAGTATGTTTTCTACATCAGATAGGGAAAACATTTCTTTATAAATGGAATGAATCGGAATGGCATAGAAAGAATCAAGGAAAGATATATGAATTTAATGAAGACGTAACCTCTATGAAAATAGGGGAAAGATCTATTTATTATTCCATGAAAAATGGTGTAAAACTTTCGGAAGAAGAGTATCAGGCAATTATTAATTATGATAAAACCGAAGACGATAAGCAAGCAAAATGGTATGGAGGAACTTTATCTACTATTTTAAAACAAGCCAATGATTTAGCAATAATAGAAGAAAAAAACAATTCAAATGGGAATCAATGAAGATTTAAATGATATTAAATTATTACAAAATATGTTAAATACCCTTAATAATCCACAGGGTGTTGAGGATTATAACCAAATAATAGAGGATCTGGAAAAAATACAAGATTCCACCAATGAAAATGAACAATATCATATTACTACTTATTTTACTAATGATTCTATAAATGAGGATCCACTCTATAGTAAAGAAGGTGATAGTGGATTTGATTTAAGAGCTTTTATTGAATCTCCAGTTACTTTAGAATCATTAGAAAGAAAGTTAATACCTACAGGATTAAAGTTCCAATTACCACCCAATACTGAATTACAAGTCCGACCCAGATCCGGTATGGCATTAAAACATGGAATTAGTGTTTTAAATACTCCTGGTACCGTTGATGAAGGATATAGGGGAGAAGTAGGAGTAATTGTAATAAATTTAAGTAAACTACCTTATACTATTGAACCGGGGGATAGAATAGCCCAAGGGGTAATAACATCAGTATTAGGATCTAATATTACTAAATTAGTTAAAAAAGAAGAATTAAATGAAACCGAAAGAGGATCCAGTGGATTTGGTAGCACAGGAAAAAATTAATGTTCCTTTCCATGAAGATGATAGGGCACAAAGATTATTAGATATATTTCCTTTAGAAAAAGGTCAAATTAATATTAGTTATATTAATTCCACTACCCCTATTGTGGCATGGCATAAACATAAATTACAAACGGATTATTGGTTATGTATAAAAGGTTCCTTAAAAGTAGGTTGGGCAACTGAAGAAAACGGGTGTGAATTTAAATATCTTTCAGATAAAGAATTAAAATTATTAGAAATACCTCCGGGTGTGTATCATGGATACCAAGCATTAGAACCCAACACAATTTTAGTTTATTATGTAACTAAAAAATATGATCCTTCAGATGAATATAGAGTTCCTGTGGGATTTTTTGGTGAGGATTGGAATATTGAAAATAAATAAATTATGGACGCAATTAAAGAATTAGAAGAAGAAATAGTAAAAATTAAAACAGAATTAGTGATGGAAGGATATCATTCTGGTTGGGCAATTAAAGGATATAAAGAAAGATTACACCAATTAGAGGATAGACTTAAAAAATTAAAACTTATAAAAAATGGTTAGTGTTGTTTTCTCCACCAGAAAAGATAAACCTGAATTTATTGAGCATATTAAAGCTACATCAGGTATTCATAAAATAGAAATTTTACAAATTGTTAATGATGGTGAGATGTCATTAACTCAAGCCTATAATAAAGGATTAAAAGAAACGACCAATGATATAGTTATTTTTTGTCATGATGATGTAATATTTGACACTAAAAATTGGGGGAGAAAAATAAAATCTTTATTTGAGAAGAATGAAGAATATGGGATTATTGGTATTGCAGGAACCACCGATTTAGTAAATGGAAAGTGGTGGACAATCAAAGAATCTATGAATGGTATAGTTTCCCATAAACACGAAGGTAAAAAATGGACCAATTACTACTCTAAAGATCAAGGTAATAAAATTACTGATATGGTTATTTTAGATGGATTATTTTTTGGTGTTAATAAACAAAAGATCAAACATAATTTTGATGAATCTTTTGATGGGTTCCATTTTTATGATTTATCTTTTTGTTTTCCTAATTATTTAGATGGTGTTAAAATTGGTTTAACCACTTTTGTAAGAGTTACACATTTATCTATTGGTATGACTAATGATGAGTGGGCCAAAAAGAAGACACAATTTGAAGAAAAATATAAATCCGATTTACCCGTAAGATTAACCAAAAATAAAACGTGGGAAGAGAAATTAGAATTCAATCCTGAAACAATTGGTTTTGGGATGGTGACATATAATGCGGAACATAGAATTAGACAAAGTGCGTTTACTGTACCTGAATGGATTAAAAATTTTGTGATAGTTAATGATGGTACCCCATATAATGATGATGCCTATCCATCTAATGCACATATAATTCAACATGAAACTAATAAATCTGTAGGTGCCGCAAAAACCACGGCAATAAATTATTTAATGGAAAAAGATTGTGAACACATATTCATTATGGAAGATGATATTTTAATTAAAGATGAAAATGTGTTTAAAGAATATATTAAACATTCTTTAATATCTGGAATAAAACATTTAAATTTTGGGTTGCATGGTCCTGCAAATAAAAAAGGGGGGCAAGGATTTAAAGATTTAGAAGATAGAAAAGATCTGGATGGAGAACCAAATCCTAGAATGGTTATTCCCTATGAGACAGGAGATAAAAATAATATTGATGTTACCATTGCATTATATCCTAATTGTGTAGGGGCGTTTTCTTATTATTATCGACCAGTCTTAGAAGATATTGGAGGATTTGATCCTGCATTCAAAAATGCATGGGAGCATGTAGAACATACTTATCAAGCCATTAAAAAAGGATATCATCCATCTTTTTGGTATTTTGCAGATATAGATAAGAGTTGGGAATATTTAACCGATATACCTAATTCTATTGAGGAAAGTACCATTGCTCACACCCCAACGTGGAATGAGAATTTTAGAAAAGGAACATTATGGTATAAAAGAAAACATGGAGTTATACCTACCGAAACTCCTGTGGCAACCCCAGAACAAGTTCAACAACAATTACAAATAATGATACAAAAAAGAGGTTAAAAATGGTAGGAACTAATTTAGATTTTTTTAATGTAATTGAGGATGAAGAGTTATCTCGCCCATCTTATGTAAATAATAATTTTAATACTACTATACTTATATCTACATACAAGAACGTTGATTATATTGAGGAATGTTTAGATTCTATTGAAAATCAGACATTTTATAAAAATGAAAAGAATAAATTTCAAGTATTAGTAGGGGTGGATGGTTGTCCGGAAACATTTAAAAAAATAATAGAAATTAAAGATAAATATAGAAATTTAGATGTGTTTAATTTAGAAAAAAATATGGGCGCATATGTGGCGTTAAATACTTTAATACCCCATATTAAATATGATAATATTATAGTGTTTGGTAGTGATGATGTAATGATGCCCACAGGAATAGAGGCACTCTCTAAAACTGATCCTAAATATGATATTGTAAAATTTAAATATAAAGTATTTGTTGACAATATAGAAAATGTTGTTAGTAATGCAACGGCACAAGCCGCTGGGGCGATAATGATAAAAAAACATGTATTTGATATGTGTGGTGGTTATCACCATAATAGATTCTCTTGTGATTATGAATTATTAGTTAGGTTAAGTAAATTTACTACCACATTACCTATTAATGATTATATATTTTATTATAGAGCTCACCAAAAAAGTCTTACCACTCTTATTAATAAACAAGAAAGAATTGCATTTGATAATATGATTCGCAGAACTACTTATGGTAGACATAACTTAAAAATTAATCCTGTGGTTAATAAAATAATAGAAAGATGTGATACATTTAAATAGAAATATGGATAAAGGAATGAAAATAGAAGTTAGTGTAGCATTACCCACTTGGGAAAATAAAAATATTATATGGTTACAACTAGAGAGTTTATGTAGACAAGAAACCCAGTATAATTGGGAATTAATTGTCTGTGAAGAACAAAGTAAAAATATGGCCGGCGAAGAAGTAATAATGTCGTATAAAGAAAGATTAGAAAAAGTAGGATGTATTAATATTAATTATATGCCCTTAACAAAACATGTGCCATTATCTCAAAAATGGTGGATTATGGCTAACACTGCTAAATCGGAAACATTTATATTGGCAGCCTCGGATAATTATTCCCCACCCAATAGAATAGAAATTACTCATAACCATTTAAAAGAAAAATATAATTGGTTTGACGTTGCAACCGGACTTTTTTTAAATTTAAATGAGTTTAATTGTGCCACATTTAAAAATCAACCCAACCAGACGGGATTGTTTATGGGTACTAAAACATCTATTATGAAAAAATTAAAAGGTCCGTGGCCGGAAAAATATATTGATAACTGGATACGTTCTCAACAAAATATTAAACCCAGATATCGTCATAATCTACCATTAATGGGATTACATACGGATGGTGCTAATAAAATTTCTATAAGTAGGAAAAATTTATATAGAAAAGGAAAATATGGGGTACATTTTAACCCACCACAACAAAAAATTGAGGATATTATCCCAGTAGATATTTTAACTAAGTTAAATAGAAATTTTAAATATGAAAAAGTTTAAAGGATGAATAAAAAAATTATTGGCATTGGATTTAATAAAACCGGAACGACCACCCTAAGAGAAATATTTAATATTCTCAACATTAAACCATATTGCCCTATAGATAGAAAATTATCAGAATATTATTATAATGGTGAAGAAAATAAAATTTATGATTATGCAAAAAAATATAAGTGTTTTGCGGATTATCCTTGGTTTTTTCCCGATGTATATAAAAAGATGGATAAATATTATAAAGAGTCCCAATTTATTCTTACTATCAGAAAAGAAGAAAAATGGTTTGATTCTATAGTTAGATTTTATGGTAATAGTACTTCTATTTTTAAAGGTAACATAAAAACTGGACAAAAAGGTGTTAATAAAGACGCAATGCAAAAATATCATTTACAAATGTTTGATAATGATGCACCTACTATTACCGAAGCTAAGGAAAAATATATTAAAGTTTATAATAATCATAATGATAATATTAAAAAATATTTTAAAAACAAAAAAAATAAATTATTAATTATGGATTTTGAAGAAGGTGATGGATGGGAAAAAATATGTGATTTTTTGGAATGCGCCATCCCTAACATTTCATTCCCCCATAAAAATAAATCTCAATAAATATAAAATATGTCAATAGGAATATATAATATAACTGATGAGTTCGAAGAGGAAATATGTAAATATACAGGTGCACCCTATGCCATAGCAGTAGATAACGCAAGTAATGCCATTTTTTTATCTTTAATGTATGAAAATATTAAAGGTAAAGAAATTATCATCCCTAATCGAACTTATCCTTCAGTGCCTTGTGAAATTATTCATGCAGGAGGAAAAGTTAAATTTGAAAAAATTAAAGGTAAGTCATTAAAAGGCGCCTATCAACTAAAACCAACTAGGGTATGGGATGCCGCTTTAAGATTTACATATAATATGTATATAAAAGATACTTTAATGTGTTTATCTTTTACAGGGCCTTATAAACATTTACACCTCTCTAAAGGGGGCGCAATATTAACCGATGATCATGATGCTTATTTATGGTTTAGAAGAGCTCGATATAGTGGAAGAAGAGAATGTTCCTATCATGATGATCATTTTGACATGATTGGGTGGAATTTTTATATGTTACCGGAATTGGCAACCCGAGGATTATTATTGATGAAACAATTTTATGATGGAGAAACCCCTAAAATAAATGAGGATAAAGAGATTAGTTATCCGGATCTTTCTAAATTTAAAATTTATACAAACCCTAATGGATAAAAAAGTGGCAATAATGCAACCTTATTTCTTCCCATATATTGGGTATTTTCAGTTAATTAATTCTGTAGACGAATTTGTGATTTATGATAATATACAATATACAAAAAGGGGTTTTATCAATAGGAATAGAATTTTATGTAATGGGAGAGATAGAATTATAACTTTACCTATAAAAAAAGATTCTGATTTTTTAGATGTCTCGGATAGACAATTATCCCTATCGTGGGAAAAAGACAGACAAAAAATATTAAACCTCATTTTGTCATCATATAGGAAAGCTAAATATTTTGACTCTGCCTATTCGATTATTGAAAAATGTATCATGTATGAGGACAGTAACTTATTTAAATTCATATATAATAGTGTGAATAATTTATGTAAATACTTAGGTGTTGAAACGAAAATTATCATCTCATCAACAGTAGATATGAATCATTCTTTGAGATCTCAAAATAAAGTTATTGAGATTTGTAAGGCACAAAAGGCCAGTGTTTATATTAATGCAATAGGAGGGCTAGAGTTATATTCTAAAGAAATATTCCATAGTCATAATTTAAAGTTAAATTTTATCAAAACAGGAGATGTTAGATATGGACAATTTGATAATGTTTTCGTACCTTGGCTTTCTATTATTGATTTGATGATGTTTAACTCTAAAGAACAATTAAAAGAACATTTAAATAATTACACATTAGTATGAAATGGAAAAAAATAGGGCAGATATTCAATCCTCAAATATGGAACGATGGGATTAAAAGAGAGTGGATGTATAGTCATTCACAATGCACTTCCGCATTAGTTTTTGATAATTTTGTTAGAGTTTATTTTTCATGTAGACCACCTAAAGATAATGATGGGCAGGCAACATCTCATACTACATTTTTAGATTTAGATAGGGGAGATTTAACTAAAATTATAAGAGTATCCGAAAAACCTATTTTACCATTAGGAGGTGCGGGTAGTTTTGACGAGAATGCCGTTTATCCTACTTCAGTTATTAGGGATGGTGACAGTATTAGGTTATATTATGCTGGGTGGTCTAGATGTAAGTCAGTACCTTTTAATACGTCCATAGGTTTGGCAATAAGTCAAGATGGTGGTGAGACATTTAATAGGGTTGGTACTGGTCCCATATTATCTGCAGATATTAATGAACCTTATGTTATTAGTGGCCCTAAAGTTAGGATATTTGATGGTAAGTGGTATTTGTATTATTTAGCAGGGACAGAATGGGTCAATAATGATGGTAAAATGGAAATCATTTATAAAAATAAAATGGCAACCTCTACAGATGGGATAAAATGGGATAGAGAGGATAGAAACATTATAGAAGATAGGTTAGGTAAATATGAATGTCAGGCTGGTCCTGATGTGTTTTATTATGGTGGTAAATATCATATGTATTTTGTCTATAGAGAGGGTTTAGAATTTAGAGAAATTAAAGGTAGGGGTTATAAAATAGGGTATGCGACATCTGTTGATAAATATAATTGGCGTAGGGAAGATGATGTTGGAGGTATTGGATATTCCGAAACTGGTTGGGATTCACAAATGCAACATTATCCTCATGTTTTTGAAGTAGAAAATAATCATTATATGTTATATAATGGTAATGACTTTGGTAGATTTGGTTTTGGTTTGGCAATTTTAGAAAAATGAATATAATGGATATAGATACAATAAAAAAACATTTAGATGTTTGTTCGCCAACGTTCATCCCGCCTTTAGATAGTTATACTAATATTGGGGAATATGCTGAAAAACTCCATAAGAATGCCATATTATTTACTAAACATGAAGATAGTAAGTTAATTGGTTTGATTGCCGCTTATGATATTAAAAAAGATAAAATAGGATGGATTACTAATGTTAGTGTTGACCCTAATTATAAACAAAAAGGTATTGCTAGCCAATTATTAAAGGAATGTAGTGAATATTTTCAATATAAAAAGTATAGTAAAATAAGATTAGAAGTTTTTAAAGAAAATGAAAAAGCAATTAAACTATACAAAAAACATAACTATAAATTATATGATATGAAGGATAAGACAATAATACTGGAGCAAAATCTTAGAGACTATAATAAAGAATTAAAAGATACTGAAGACCACAAATATGCTTATAACTTTGATTTTGATGTAATGCACCCTTATATGTTAAAATCCTTCCTTCCCTTTTCTGTTAAAGGGAATTTACTTGAATTAGGGAGTTTTAAAGGAGATTTTACAAAAAGACTCACCCCTTATTTTGATGATATAACGTGTGTAGAAGCTTCTAACGAAGCAATAAAAGAAGCTAGAGGACTTAATGGTTTAAATTATGAAGAAATGGACCATAACTCAGTTTATTTTTGTGGTCATAATGTTAAATATGTTAATTCATTATTTGAAGAAGCCGTTTTACCTACTAAATATGATAATATTATACTAACTCATGTTTTAGAACATTTAGATGATCCTGTTAAGATTTTAAAAAAAATAAACGACGAGTGGTTAAGTGATGAGGGCAGATTATTTATAGTATGTCCTAATGCAAATGCTCCCTCAAGACAAATTGCTGTAAAAATGGGATTAATACCTCATAATAGTGCTATTACTCCTTCGGAAGAAAAACATGGACATAGAATTACATATTCCTTAGATACTCTAGAAAGAGACGCTTCATTAAGTGGACTAAAAATAATTCATCGCTCGGGAATATTCTTTAAGGCTCTGGCCAATTTCCAATGGGACCAATTGTTAAAAACAGATATTATCTCAAAAGAATATTTAGATGGATGTTATTCTTTAGGACAACAATACCCAGATTTATGTTCGAGTATATATTTAGTATGTGAAAAAGGTAAATAAATGGAATATTTTAAACAAGGATATAACTCAGCATCAATGAAGTCTTTTAATTTTGTTAATCATTTTAAATTAAAAAGTAAAATTAATTTTAATGAGCCTTTAATAATATTTGGGGTTTATAATAAGATAGATGGTAAAATTATTAAAAAATGTAAATCACATCTAACTATAGTTTGGTGTGGGGTGGATTCCTATAACCAATTTAATCAGATTCCACTTAAATTTATTGCGAGTCACCCTAATATTCGACATATTACGTGTTTAAATTTTGTACCATCTCACTTAAAAAAAATAGGAATACATTGTGAGATCATCCCCCCTATAAGAAGTTTTTATGAAAAAAATAATTTTAATCCCATAAAAAAAGGTAATAAAATTTTTTCTTATATGCCTACTCATAATAGAAAAAAGGTAAAACTTTCACCTGCAATATTAAACTATTACGGTATGAATATAATTCAAGAATTAAAAGTGAAAAAAGATCTTCTTTTATTAAACCCCACCACTAATGGAGTAATAGATTTACAAAAATGGAAAAAAGAAGTAGGAATAAATTTTTATAAAGAATGCTTTATTGGGTTAGGTTTATCTCCAGGTGGCGGTGGCGCTGGAGGTGTTATAGAAATGGGGTTATGTGGGTTAAAGGTAATAAGTAATGTTATAAATGGTCCACATGTACTACAGTGGTCGAGTATAGAAGATATTAAAAATTATATTACAGATGAAAGAAAAACAATTGGTGAAAAGGATAGTAGTTTAAGGGAAAAAGTATTAGAATATTTAGTAGATGATAAAGATTGGTTAAAAATTAAAAAATAATGATTAAAGAAAAAATTATAAATAAAAATTATAATATTTTAAAAACCAATTATTGGGATTTTCCCGATAAGGAAAGTAGTAATAATTTACAACCCACCGATAAAGGGAATATAACCCCATTAGGTAAAATGGGTAGGAGTTACGCCAATAAAAAATACCCCAAAGATATCGAAGGATTTCCCATTAAAAATAAAAATATGGGTTATACCCCAGTGAGAATAACCCAACAATGTTTTAGATATCTATTTAGTTATCATCTTACTAATAATGAAGAATATCTGTTACGGGTTAAAAAATTTACAAAAAAAATAATAGAAAATTCTCAGTTAATTAATGATGCACTTTATTTTCCCTATAATTTTAATTATAATTTACATGGTATTAAAAATCAAAAATTAAAATCTCCATGGTACTCTGGAATGTCCCAAGGACAAATATTATCTCTAATGGTTAGAATGTATAATACTACTAAAGAACCTCTTTATAAAAAAAATGCGGACTTAATTTTTAATTCTTTTAAAAATTTAAAAGAATATTATGATCCTTGGGTAGTATATGTGGATAAAAATAATTATTATTGGATTGAAGAATATCCTATGGAACAACCATGTAATACTTTAAATGGATTCATTTTTGGGATTTTTGGTTTATATGATTACTATTGGTTAAACCCTACCGAAGAAACTTTGTTATTATTAAATGCCTCTATTACTACTATAGAAAAATATATTAGTAAATTTAGAAATAATAGTAAAGGAAGTTTTTATTGTCTAAAACATAAAGTTAAAAGTAATCCTTATCACCAAATTCATATCCACCAATTAAAAATGTTATATAAATTAACTGGTGAAAATTATTTTTTGATGGAAGCAAATAAATTTAAAAAGTTAACATGAGTAAAAAAATACATGAAATATTAAACCTAAGTGGAAATACTATAGATATATGTGTGGCATTGCCCACTTGGGAAAATAAAAATATTATATGGTTACAACTAGAGAGTTTATGTAGACAAGAAACACAATATAATTGGGAATTAATTATATGTGAGGAACCAAGTAAGGGATATTTTAGTCCCGAAGGAATACTTCCTTATATAGAGAGACTTACACAAGTAGGTTGCAAGAGGATTGTTTATATTGAACTATCAACACGTATTCCATTATCAAGAAAATGGGTAATTATAGCCAACCACGCTAAAGGTACTTCATTTTTATTATGTGCCTCAGATAATTATTCACCCGCCAATAGATTACAATTTACTCATGATAAATTATTAAACAATTTTAATTGGGTAGATATTGGAGTTGGGTTATTTTTACATTTATTTACTTTTAAAAGGGCAACTTATAAAAATAATCCAGCACAAACCGGTTTATTTATGGGTACTAAAACTTCTTATATAAAAAAATTAAAAGGTCCGTGGCCAGTTAAAAATATTGATGGGTGGATAAGGTCACAACAAAATATTAAACCCAGATATCGACACCCTACACCCTTATTAGGGTTACATACCGATGGAGCTAATAAAATTTCAAAAAAAAGATCCGCACGATATGTAATAAAAAGTGGTAAGATGGGAATGTTATTTACATCCGCCTCCCAAACACTTGATAATATATTACCAGAAGAAATAATAGAAAAATTAAAAACACAATTTTATAATAATAAATTTAAGGTTCCTTCACCTAAACCTTTAAGTAGAAAAGAAGAATATAAATTAAAAAGATATGGAAAAATACGATAATACCAACAATAAAACCAATTTCGCAATAGTAGGTGCGGGACATATTGGTAAAAGACATGGAAGTATGATTTTAAATAATGAAGATACTAACCTAATTGCATTTTGTGATATATTACCTAAAAATAAAGTAAGTTCTACTTTGTTTAATAAAATTCCTTTTTATTTGACTATTGATGAAATGTTAAATAATCATCCTGAAATAGATATTGTATGTGTTTGTACACCCAATGGATTACATTCACAACAAGCTATTCAGTTACTCCACCATAAAAAACATGTAGTTATTGAAAAACCTTTGGGTTTAAAAAAATATGATTGTGAGAATGTTTTATTTCATGCCTTAAAAAATAATTGTTATGTTTTTGGGGTGATGCAAAACAGATATTCCCCTCCCAGTACATGGTTAAAAAAGATTGTGTCAGAGAAAATAATAGGTGATGTATTTATGGTGCAGGTTAATTGTTATTGGAATCGTGACGAGAGATATTATAAAGAAGGTGGTTGGAAAGGGACTCAGGATTTAGATGGGGGAACTCTATTCACACAATTTTCTCATTTTATAGATATTATGTATTGGTTATTTGGGGATATTAAAAATATACAGGGAAAATTCCAGGATTTTACTCATAAGCACAGTACGGATTTTGAAGATTCAGGTTTTGTATCTTTTGACTTTTTAGAAGGAGGGATGGGTAGTTTAAATTATTCTACTGCCGTATGGGATGAAAATTTAGAAAGTAGTATTACCATTGTTGGTAGTAAAGGTAGTGTTAAGGTTGGTGGTCAATATATGAATGAAGTAGAGTATTGTAATATAAAAGATTATGAAATGCCTCAACTCCCACCCGCCAATCCACCTAATGATTATGGAGATTATAAAGGGAGTGCCGCCAATCATCATTATGTTATCCAAAACGTGGTAGACACCCTAAAAGGGGAAAGTGAAATAAGTAATAATGCATTAGAAGGTTTAAAAGTAGTAGAAATTATTAATAGAATTTATAAGATAAGAGATAAAAAAAATAATTTTTCCCCACAAAAGGAATATAGTATATGAAATTTATACATGTTGTAGGTACTAGACCAAATTTTATGAAATTATCTTCTGTAATAGAAGAATTAAATAAAGAATATAAAAATATAGTTATTCATACTGGGCAACATTATGACATTAACATGTCGGATATATTTTTTAACGATTTATCTTTATCTCCTCCCGATTATCTCTTAAGTATTGGTGGTGGATCCCAATCGGAAGATACGGGAAAATGTCTCATAGCAATTTCTAATATTTTAGAAAAAGAAAAACCTAATGGAGTTATAGTTTACGGAGATGTTACTGCTACATTAGCAGGGGCATTGGCAGCCAGTAAATTACATATACCAATCATTCATGTAGAATCGGGATCTAGAAGTTTTGATAGAAAAATGCCTGAAGAAATAAACCGAATTATTGTAGATAATATCGCAGATATATTATTATGTTGTGATGAAGAAAGTGTGGAAAATTTAAGTAATGAAGGGATAAATGAAAATGTTTTTATGGTAGGTAATACTGCCATAGACACCTTTAAAAAAATTTACAATACTGTTGGTGAATCACCATATACAAATAAATTCGTTTTATGTACTCTACATCGACCTTTTAATGTAGATAATATAAAAACATTAAAAACAATTATTACTAAATTAGGTGAAATTCCATACCCTATTATTTTCCCTATTCATCCACGCACTCTAAAAACACTTAAACAATTATTTCCTCTCCCAACTAATATAAAATTAATTGATCCATTGGGATATAAAGATTTCATTACCCACTTAAAATACTCCGAATTTGTAATATCTGATTCAGGAGGAGTTCAATCAGAATGTGCCGCCATCGGCAAACGCATAATTACTATCCGACCCACTACTGAACATATCTTAAGTGTTAAGGTAGGGGCTAATATTTTATGCAAAAATCCAACAATAATGACACCTAATATGTGGGAATCTCCGGTTCCACAATATTCTACTCCTTTTGTATGGGATGGTAATAGTGCGAAACGGATAAAAGAAATTATTAAAAAGTATTATAAAAAAACATATACTTTCAATCCAGATATACCTATATTAAATAAAAACATTTAAGATATTAATGGCAAGACGTAAATTTAAAGAGATTCCTGAGGAAGATCTCCAAGAACTGAACAATTTTTTAGAAAAAACCAACAAAGAAGAAAGTGTTTTATTAAGCACTTTAAGAGTTAATATTAAATGTAAGACGGAAAATCAAAAACATTTAATAAACTCTATTAAACAAAATGAAATTACTATATGTAGTGGATTACCAGGTACGGGCAAAACTTTTTTATCTTGTGCTCAAGCATTAAAATTATTAAAAAGTAAAAATCCCGCCAAATATAAAAGAATAGTATTGATTAAATCAGTAACCACATTAAAGAATGAAGAGATAGGGTTTTTAAAAGGATCATTAGAGGAAAAAATGGAACCTTATATTGATTCTTTTATGGATAATTTTCGTAAATTAATTGGTAAAGCGCGTACCCATAAATTAAGATCAGTAGGATTAATTGAAGTGTTACCTATTGCATTTGCGAGAGGTAGAAGTATAGATAATTCTATTATTATTATTGATGAAGCCCAAAATATATCTTTAGATAATATTAGAACCTTAATGACTAGAATTGGAGATGACTCCAAAATGATCATATTAGGAGACGTTAAACAAAAAGATATTAGAAATAAAAATGACTCTGCCTTAGAAGTAGTATTAGAACAATTTAAGGATATTGAAGGGTTTGGATGTGTGGAATTACGTAATCCAGAGGATGTGGTAAGAAACCCTATAATAAAACTTATTGAAGAAGTATTTGATAAATTAGAGAAATGAAAATAGGTATAACTATAGACGGTGTTATAAGAGATTTTATAACTAAATTTGAATTAGTGTATGATAAATATTATCCTGTGAATGAAGGAGAGGAATTACCACAAAGAAATATAGACACTTTAAATTTAGAAGACCATTTTAATTTTAGTGGAGGAACCCAAGAATTAAATACATTTTTATATGTAGATGCGGCTTTAGAGATTTTCGGACATGCAGGAGAAGTTAAATTAAACTCTATTGAACATTTAAATCAGTTACATAATTTAATTGAGGATTTGGGTCATACACCAATTGTTATTAGTAAAGAATTAAATAATAGTAAGCCCGCAACCTTATTCTTCCTGTCAAAATTTTCGTCTAAAATTAATAATATTATATTTGTTAGAGATTATGATGATAAATGGGATCATGTAGATATTTTAATAACTGCTAGTCCCCAAACTTTAAGAACTAAACCCAGTGGTAAAATTTCCATTAAGGTAATTAATACCTATAATAAAGATAATGTGGCAGATTATACTATCATAGATTTAAAAGAATTATTAGATGATAAAAAGATGTTAGATAAGATTCTAAGTACTGAAACTGTAGAATTTGAGGATATTACATAAAAAATCATTTACTTAAGATAAAAAATGATTTAATTTTAAATAAAAAAAGATGGAAAATATATTATTAGAAGTAGGAGGAAAAGAGTTTTATGTGGATGTAGATACATTATCCCAATGCATAAGCGTAGAAAAAAAATCATTGGTTGGTACAGATGCAGAAGAATTTAATAATAAAACAGAAACAGTACCTGGTTTACAGATTGATGTGGCTAAATATGAAGTATATAGAGATCTCTTAAATACGGTTTTAACTACTAATGATGTGATAGATGAAAAAATGGGAGTGATGGGATTAAATTCTTTACCCATACCCTTTAAATTATCTTTTAATACCTTATTAATTAAAAGAATTATAAAAGAATTATAAAAATACAAACTATGAGTGAACAAATTAAAAATTTAGAAGGTGCAATTGAAAAATTAAATACTAAAGATTTTGGTATTTATTTCTTCGTAATTGACACTAAAGGCAATCCTACGGCTGGGGTTGCTAATATTTATGAACATGTTAAAGTGTTACGTAAATTAGGGTTTAATGCCCAAATTTTACATGATAAAAATGATTATAAATTAAAAGGTGACGCTGAAGGTATGGGTGTCGAAGATTGGTTAGGTGAAGAATATTCTAACTTACCCCATATTTCTATAGAATCACAAAAACTTCAAGTAGGACCCGCAGATTTCGTGGTTATCCCTGAGGCATTTGCCAGTATAATGAAACAAACCACTAATTTTCCTTGTAAAAGAATTGTATTTTTACAGTCTTATGAATACATTTTTGAAATGTTAGAAATAGGAGAAAATTGGCCTGCATTTGGTATAACTGATGTTATCACTACTAATCAAAATCTAAAAGATTATGTTAACAATGTGTTTAGAAATTTGATGACAGAAATAATCCCAGTGGGTATACCTTCTTTCTTTACGGAAAATGAAAAACCAAAAGTACCCACAGTTGCAATTAGTGCGAGAGATAAAAGAGAAGTATTAAAATTAGTTAAAATTTTCTTCCAAAAATATCCCCATTATCAATTTGTAACATTTAGAGATATGTCAGGATTAAATAGAGAAGATTTTGCAACAGAATTATCTAAATCATTTTTAGGTGTTTGGATTGATGAATTAGCAGGGTTTGGTACCTTCCCATTAGAATGTATGAAAACAAATACTCCTGTAGTTGGTAAAATACCAAGAATGGTTCCAGAATGGATGGGTAAAGTAGACCAAAATGGTAACTTAATATTAAATGAAAATGGTATTTGGACGGCCAACCTTAATTCTTTACCAGATCTTATCGCAACGATGGTAGGGTTATTTATGGAAGATTCTTTACCTAATAATATTGTAGAAGGTATGGATAAATTTAAATCTTTATATACTACTGACGAAAGAGATACAAGTATTGAAGAAGTATATGGTAGAATTTTTGATAGAAGAAAAGTAGAATTAGAAACTTTAATACAACAAACAGAAAAAGCGGAAACACAAACTGCAGTTGAAAATAATAAATAAATAAAAAAAAACAATATGTCAAGTAATATTACAGTTATTATACCAATACATGAAGTGCAAGATAATTTAGAAACTTATCTCAATAAAGCACTTAATAGTGTTGTAGAACAAACAACTTTACCTAGTGAAGTTTTAATAGTTAGCGCAGAGGATAAAAAATTAAATGATTTCTTAAATAACTTTGATTTTGGAGCAATTAAGGATATCGTAAGAGTAGTTACTAATGAAAGTGATGATACATCCTTCCAAACACAAATTAATTATGGGGTATCACAAACCACCACTGATTATTTTACATTTTTAGAATATGATGATGAATTATCGAAGATATGGATTAGTAATGGTGTAAACTATATTAAACACTATCCGGAAGTTGGTGTTTTCTTACCTATTATATTTGAATGTGATCCACAAGGGAAGTTTATTTCTTTCACCAATGAAAATGTATGGGTAAATAATGTATCTGAACAACAAGGTTATTTAGATAATAATACTCTCCAAAAAGTTCATAATTTTAATTTTGATGGGATGATAGTCAATAAAAATGTTTTTGAAGAAAATGGTGGCTTAAAATCTAATATTAAATTAACTTTTACTTATGAGTTTTTATTAAGAATGAGTTATCTATCCATCCCTATAATGGTTATACCCAAATTAGGTTATAAACATTTAAATAATAGAGAAGGATCCTTATTTGATCATTATAAAAATACTATAGATATTTTAGAAACTAAATTTTGGGTTAATAAAGCTAAGAAAGAATATTTTTTCACTGAAGATAGAGAGATAACATACGAAGTAGAAACTGCCTAAATGTCCGATGAACCAAAAAAACGTGGACGTAAAAGGACAACAAATTTATATTTTGGTCCCGATCAAGAGGAGGCAGTAGTAGCATTTTTAACATCAGATGACTGGGACGAGAGAAATAGGGTTTACAACCAACATTTACGCGCCCCATTAAATAAAATGATTGAGTCTATTATTCTAAGGTATAAGCTTTATAGAAAAGCGGATTCATTTGAAGATGTACACGCCGATACTTTATCATTTTTAGCGACCAAGATGGAAAAGTTCCGACCTGAGAAAAATAAGAAAGCTTATTCTTATTTTGGGACTATTTGTAAAAATTATCTTTTAGGACAACTTCTTAAGGCCGATAAACGAATGAAATCAGATCTCTCTTATGAAGATATGTATAAGACCGTAGAAGAAATGGATGATTATAAATATTCTATTGAAGATACGGATAAAACCTCATTAGATGAATTTATCAAAGAAATCTCTGCGAATATTAAAGCGGAAACTAATCATGGTAAAATAAGTGAAAATGAAAAGTTGGTGGGTAATGCACTTATTATGGTATTAGATAACTGGGAAACTATATTCGAACAAGTAGAAAGTGGTAACAAATACAATAAAAATTTAATATTATCTTATATTCGTGAAATATCTGGGTTAACAACTAAAGATATAAGAGTTTCAATGAGGAGATATAAAAAGATTTATTCCTCTCTTAAGAATTTTAAAATAGATAAAGGTTTATTGTAAAAAGTACCGTTTTTACTATTTATAGATAAAGATAGTATATTATGGGAAGACCAAAAAAAACTAAAATAAACCTTGATAAAGATAGTCTACAAGAGTTTATGCAAGAAATATATAATGATTGTGTAAATGTAATGAATAGTGCTCGGAAAGAACTTAATGAGCGTAAAAGTAGGGCAGAAATAGAAGATGTTAACGATGAATCCTTAATTGGTAAGGTTAATAATGATACTTTAAAAATTATTGAGGGGACTATTGATCGTAAACTTGCATTGGCCAAATTACAAACCCAAATTATAAGTACTGATACAAAAGATGGTGAGACATCCTCTAAAACAGATAATAACTTTAGTGATAAAGATAAAGATTTATTACGTGAGTTATTTAATGAAAAGAAAAATAATAGTGATACCGAATATGATTTGGATTAAGGTATGGGAGCAAAATTAAAAAATACAATTTGTCAACCTAAAGATGCATTAGGAGATTTGAGAAGAGAAATTATGGAATTAATTTCTCTTAGAATGATTACCTGTGATAATCTACCCTCTTTTAATATACCTAATGGTTTGCCTGCCTTTGCTACCCCTAATTTAAGTATGGGAGTAATTGATCTATTAAAAGATATATTGGCACTCGTTCAAGGGATCAATTTTGAACAAATGCGTTTACAATTAATTGATTGGTTAGTAGAGCAGATAGAGCCATTAGAAAGAAGTTTAGCCCTAAATTTTAAATTAGCATTAAAAGAATGTTTTGCCTGTCAAATAACACCAACTATTCCGCATTGGTTATTTTTTACTGACCCACAAACAGGAAATGCTGGTGCCGGAATTAATATAGAAGTTAAAAAAATTGATTTAACATGTTTATTTAGTGTTAACCCTAATAGTGAAGCAGGACAATTATTATATGATGGAACATCTCAAACCGACTTAAATAGATTTTTATGGGACGTAATCCAAGCAAATGGACAACCATTATTGTGGAAAGACCCTATAACACAAAAAGATATTGCGCATTTTACTTTTTTAGAAGATGATAACACCGCCTATACCACCACAAGTAGTATTGGAGGTGCGCAAGATCAAACTGCAGCACCAATGGTTTTTAAAATGCAAATTGCGGATATCTTCCAAACTAAAAATCTTATAACTTTTATTAATGATTATGTTAATAGTTGTACACCACTTTTTGATACTGATAAAGTTATTCCTAATACTATAAATTTTATATTTGGAACTATAAGTGGTGAGATAAAAATGCCGGAAGAATGTTTAGCACAAGTGGTAGAATTAGAGACTGCGATTGAAGATTATATTAATGTGGGAATTAATGATTGTGAAGTAGAAGTAGATAATTCTTTTTATAGTTTTAGTCCCGAACAAATGGCAGATATTAAAAATAAGGTATCCCAAAAGAAGAACGGTATTAAATTCTATGAGAAATGTTGTAATAAACAAATAAGTAAGATACCCTTTAATGATTTAGTAGACTTTAATGAAAAAATAAAAACTACTAATTCCACTAGTGCTAAATTAGAAGTTTATTCCGATACCTTAAATAAAATGGCTAATAATTCTTCAAGTAATGTTGCACCAGTGGATGAACAAAAAGCTAAAGAGGAATATTGGTCTAATTTTATAACTGGATTACAAGTGGCGATAACTAAAATGTTTTTATCCCCTAAAAATCTAATGTTATCTAACACATTATATTTTTTAGTTAATAATGAACCAGTACAATCTACCACTATTAAAGATATGTTGAAGAGTTTAGAATGTGTTTTTAGAGTAATAATAGGGGACTTAATAAATAAATTAATATATGAATTTCTATTACCTTTAATTATAAGAGCACTTACTAACATTATAATATGTTATATTACAAAAAAATTAAAAGAAAAACAAGTATATCATCTTCTTACATTATCCAGCTTATTACCTGGGTTTATTGCAGGTAAAATAGATAAAATTAATCAAGTATTGGGTAAGGGGGGGCAAATAACAGGACAATTACAAGGATTTAGTAATCAAATTAATTTAAACTCTTTAAATAATATTAATTTAAAATGGTTAAATATTTGTAAATTCTGTGATTAAAAAAAAAACAATATATTATGGGATGTAAAGAAAGTAGTAGTAGTAGTTCAAGTAAGAATAATAATAAAGGATCATTAGGTGCAATACAAACTATTGTTAATTTATTAAAAAGTGCACTCAGTAGTAACACACCATTAGCCACAGTACCAACTGCACAAATTTTGGCAGGTGCTCAATATAGAGAGGGATTAAGCTCAATAGACATTGCAAGTAAAATAATACAACGCAAAAAAGATATTGGGATACCTCTAGGTCCATTAGGTAGTGGAGCACAAAACCTAGATTTAATGATGGAAACCATAAGAGTGGAAGAAATAACAAATGCGATATTAACTAAAATGAAAGTAGAAGTGGCAATACCACCAGGTATTAATTTAACTGCGACTGGAGGAAACGCGGCCGGAACAGTAGTGGTGCAAGGAATGACAACTCAATTGATTAAAGGACAAGGAATTGGAAGATAATATCAAAGATACAAAAACGAATTGGGAAACCATTTCTAATAATAAAATTAAAGAAAATTTAATGGTATTACAACATGAACATATATCATTAAAAAATGAAATAGATAAACTTTTAGAAAAACTTGAAGAAGTAGAAAAAGAATATTATTATGGTAATTCAGTTTTAATAAAAAGATATAAAGGGATAGAATAATGAGTGAAACTAGTTTTTGGAGTAATTCAATAAAAAATAAAGTTAAAAATATTAGGTTTGGTATCGTCCAACCATATGTAGATACGGATACATCTGGAACTATAAGGGTAAGAATAACGGGAATTGATGACAAAAAAAGTAGGGATGGTAATTTTAAGGTTTCTACCGATCAATTACCTCCTTGTATTCCTTTATTACCTCGATTTTTAAATATAATGCCAAAACCAGGTGAAGGAGTATTAGTATTCCAATGGGACACTGATATGGCTTCTCCCCAAGCAGAGTTTCAAACCACTAGATTCTGGATGGGACCAGTAATTAGTAAAGTTACTAACCTTTCTTTTGATGATGCGACCCAATCCAGTTCAGTATTTCCTTTTGGACCAATTGCGACTGGTGATCCAGGTATACAAACTGGTGCATATGAAGTAGGAAGTGAAAACGTAGTTTTACAAGGAAGATATAATACTGATATTGTTCAAAAAGATAGGGAAATTTGGTTGAGGGCTGGTAAATTTATTGAGGGAGATAATATAGAATTTAATAAACAAGATATTGGTTATATTCAATTAAAATATGGTGGCGAAAAATTAAAAAGGACAACGGTAGACAAAGAGCACATTACTCTGATACCCCCAGAGCCAACTACTTTAATTGTTGCCACTATTTCTAGTTTTGTGGGCAATCAACTTTTATCCTTTGATTTACCTGATGAAAACTATAAGAGTTCGACAGTAACTAAAACTACTTATCATATCCAGGTTAAAAATATTAAAAGTGGTAAGGTTATACATACTTTAATTGATGAGAAAGTAGGTAGTAATAATAGGGTAGAAGCATTAAAAGAATCACTAAACTTTATTAATTTACATAAAGGTGCTAAATGGAAATTAAAATGTTTATCGGCAGATTTATTGAATAAATATCCTAATGCAAAAAATGGTATTGCAATATTTTCGGTTACACCAACAGAAAGAAAGACTACTATTAAAAAAAATAAGGTAGTAGCTAATGATGACAATAAAACCAGTGTTATGAATTTAGTGGCAAATAAAATTAATTTATTAAGTCACGATGGAGAACATAATTTTGATTTAACTAATCCGGAATATTTAATAACTACGGATGAACAAGGTACCATTAATAGTGACGCACATCCTTTAGTATATGGGGATAAACTAGTAAAATTCTTAGAATTAGTGAAAGAATATGTTAATCTTCACGTACATCCTTATCATGGGTTACCTTCTGATCCAGACACCACTAAATTAGAAGTATTAAGATTTGATTTAGATACTATATTAAATCATAACATTAATAGTAATTAATATATTTATATATAAAGAAAATGGTAATTAGGTCATACATAGAAAAAAATAATACATTAATTTTAAATAGTGCTGCCAATACAGGAAATAGTCCTATTGCAGAATTATATTATGGGGGTTCAGATACAACAGAAGAATTTACGCGACATCTTTTATATTTTGATGTTGGGGATTTACAAGAACGTTACAGTGAAGGTAAATTAGGGGACCTCTCCCAAGTCACCCATACTTTAAAAATGTGTAATAGTTCTTATTTTGATCAGAATTTACAAGCACAGAAATTAATAGATGGTAAACAACGCACATCATCATTTGATCTTAACTTATTTAGAGTAAACCAATTTTGGGATGAAGGAACTGGTTATGATTATACAAGAGTCATTAGCGTAGAGAGTGATAATAATATAACCTATGTAGAGGGTGCGAGTAATTGGTATTATGCGACTTCAGTAACTCCATGGACCGGAACTACTTCTTGTGTCTATAATGGATTAAGTGGTAATACCTGTGATGGATTCACTGGTTATACTACCCATATAGGTGGAGGTGTATATGAGGGATGTGGAACAGGATTAACAGTAACCACCCAACATTTTGATAAAGGTAATGAAAATATTGAAATGGATATTACTCAAGAAGTTAATGATTTAATTACGGGTGGAACCACCAATAATGGATATGGTTTGGCATTTGATTGTCAATTAGAAAAAACTATAACTGCACCGTCCCAATATGTGGGATTCTTTACTCGACATACTCAAACATATTATGAACCTTTTTTAGAAACTATATATCATAACCCAATAAAAGACGATAGAAAAAATTTCTATAAAAATAAAGTTAATAGATTATATCTCTATAGTAATGTAGGGGGTGAACCTAAAAATTTAGATAACAACCCTAGTGTTATAATTTATGATAATGAGGGTAATATATTTTCTGCCATTACTACTACAGACACCATACAAGCGACCGAAGGGATATATTACGCAGACGTATTTGTACCACCAACGGCAGATGATGGGGTTTTATATTTTGATGTATGGGGTGATATAAATGTAGATGGAATAAGTCTTGCCGATATAGAATTAGATTTTGAAATTAAAGATGACACACAATATTATCAAATAGGTAATAATGAATCTTTACCTGTGGATTATGCAATGTCTATTAGTGGGGTTAAAAGAGATGAAAGAATAAAAAGAGGAGATGTAAGAAAAATTATTGTCTCTGCCCGAATACCTTATACTATAAATGAAAGTAAGGTAATTGATAGTTTACAATATCGTTTATGGGTAAGAGAAGGTAATACTCAAGTTAATGTTATAGAATGGCAAGATGTGAATATGGCATATCTTAAAAATTATTTTCTTTTAGACACCTCATGGATGATACCTAATAGATATTATATTGACATTAAATTAATCTCTAATCAAGAGGTTAAAACATACACCGACCAAATGCAATTCGAAATCGTCAACCAGGTTGATGAATTACACTGATTTTAGACGTCCTGGTAGGATTTCAGGGTAGTCTTATATATAATATATATAAGACAAGGAAATCGTCTTATATCGTCTAATTTTTAAAAATGTGGGTTTTTGGGTATTTTAGGAGGATTTTTACTCCACCTTATCAGGATATGGGAAGTCAAAAGTTATCCCTTCTATTTCATCCAACACTTCTTTAATGGTATCCGTAAAAAGTTTATAAATAGTTGCTGGTATCATTGGGTGTGGCATGGGGATATCTTTTTCTATAAGTGTTGTTTTATTAGTAGGATTCATCCATGAACTACCTGTATGATATTCAACCGTTAATTTAAAATGTGTGTCTGCCCTAGGATCTCCCTTTTCTCTATATGATTCTGCAGGATATTCTTTAAATTCAATAGATATCATTAGAGTGGCATTACTACGTAGATTGTAATCAATATTATAATTATCATTAAAATCGTCTCCTAAAGGAATATAAAGGGAAAATCCTTGATTTCCGGTCCATAATTTTATTTCTGCATCACTGGTAAATGTTTCTTCCTCGCTAAACTCTTTGTTCGGATCATTCCATTTTAATTTAATATTACCAATGGTTTCTCCCTTTTCCGCCACATACTTTTCTAATAAGTTTCTTAACATTCTGTTAAAAATATAACCTCTACTTTCTTTTTTCCTTATAGGGTCATATTCTTTAAATAAATCTTTTCCATGCCACCAATAAGTAAGACTCAAATCATACGCAACATCATAAGGAATATCCATATGCTCTATTAACCACGCTGCTGCCTCAAATCTATCAAACTCACTATTATATCCTCCATCCCCAAATTTTTTGGCAAGTACTTTTAATAATTTTTTTTCTTGGTTATTAAATTCACTACTTACATCTAATAAAGTGGCTTCTAATATTACATCTTTTTTCTTAATTCGCATGGATGCTAATTTAATAATAAATATCTTATAAAACAAAAAAAAAGGGTAGAAATACATCTACCCTTTTTAAAATATAATCAAAATTAATTATTATCTCAATTGATTGATATCGAAAGTTACAACACCATCAACAGTTAACTTACCATAGAAACGGTTATTAACCATTTTCTTAGCGTAACGTGTCATGATACCTTTAACAGGTGCAAAGTTGAATGGGTTTTGCAACGTAGGTGTTAATTGTAATGGTACGTAAGGTGCGTAAATGTACCCAGTATCCAACAATGATTTACCTTTGTGACCAACTATGATTGAGTTAGCTGGTGCATATGGATCACGATATACAGTATATCTTCCACCTAATGAACCTACTTTCTCAATACCCATGTTGTATTGATCTTGCTCAGGAGCCGCATTCGATACGTGGAAGTATTCTAAGTCATCAAAAATAGCTGATACCTCAGAAGATACTATCACGAAGTTAGCACCACCCCTTAGAGTTGATTTATGAATCTGAGCAGATAATTGGTTAATTTTAGTAATCAACGTTTGATTCCACTCTTTCTGAGTGTAAGCGTTGAAACCACCACCATTATTGGCTCTTTTCCATCCGTTATAATCCCATCTCAAAGACCAAGCTGCACCGTTTCTCAAATCTCTCATGATTTCTCTGTCGATTTCAGCTGCTACTTGCTCAGAAAGTAAAGCCGTTAATTCAGCTTCAGCATCAATGTTATGGAATGCACTAACGTCTTGCGCTAGTTCAGGAGACCAAGTTGCTCTCAACTTTCTCTCTGTCACTGCAACAACTACTTCGTCAAGTTCAAAAGAAACTTCACCCATTTCAGTTGCAAATTCTAGAGATGCGTAAGTACCCCAAGTCACTGCAAGATGTGCAATGTTTGGTGCTGCTCCAGCTCCTTGATAACCATCAAATGTAGCACCAGAACAATCGATACATGCTGGGCATGTAAGATCAAGTTCAACTAATAGACAACCATCAGCCGTACAAATGTCACCATAAGCAACGATACCTTGTCCATATTTCTGTGCAATTACATTATAAGGGATTGGTGTTCCTGCAGGAATACATACTGTACTTCCATCTGCACCAGTAATATCATCAGATGATACTATAGTTAAAGATGATAAGAAAGTTTCTGTATCCATTTCATTTCCGTCAGGTCCTGTTAATCTTCCTGCACCCGCACTAGTAAACCCAGTTACACATGCACTAACACTTCTGAAAGCTCCCGCTGCATCAGTTGGTTGATCAGCAAATGCTTGTTCAGTAGTTGTGCCAGCAGAAGTAACAACCATTGCGTTAAGTCCACCTTCAGTAATAGTAAGTGTACCTTTAGACGCATCAAACATACCATTGTTGTAGAATACATCATAAAGTGATTTTTGCAAGAATTGTGATTGTGATACAATACCACATCCACTAAACACACAATCTTGTGCTGGAAGAGCCGGTCCGTTAAGAGGAGCGTGATTTCTTCCACTTGTTTTAGGTACAAAGTAAAATAATTTTCCGATTGGCATGTTCATCGCCTGTACCGATACGATATCGTTAGCCAAAAGTTTAGAGAATACCCTTCTTACGATAGGGAAAACTACAGTTTCGAAAGAACCAGATGAACTAGCATCCGTAGCCTCATTCAATAAAGCTGAAGCTTGGTTTTCGTATAACTGAGCAATGTTCTCTTTTACGTGACCTTTTAAACCATCTAGAAATCCAAGAGAATTCCATTTGTTGATGGTTTTAGATCTAATTTGTTTCAAGTGTTCAAGTCCGATATTTCCGACTTCACCTGAATTTAATAAATGTCCCATTTTTGAGTTTTTTATTTATATTATTGTTATTGTTTTAACTACGAAATTCTTTTCATTAAATCTTTTATCGCCATAATTTGAGGATCTACATATGCAGTAGACTCATTCAAATCCGATTTAGAAGACTTAACAGTCTTATTGACTTTATTTTCTACAGATTCCGTAATTGGTGTTTTAGTATCTAACTCACCTTTTACAGTTTTATATATGTTTTTAGATTCTTTAATGCTTTCAGCCCCATCAAACCTTTTTAAGATTTCCATCTTTTCAGTTTTAGTAGTTGAATGTTCAGTAAATAATCTATTCACATATGCTAAATTTGTATTAAATAAAGCAACTTCGTTTAATTTGTTTTTGAAAACTTTAAGAGCTTCTTTGTATTCATTGTTTTTACTTTTCAGCTCTTTGTATTCCTTCACAATTTTAGAATCAGCAACTTTTCTTACATTTTTAGAAGTTCTCCTTTTTTCAGAAAGTGGTTTACGAGATTTTCTAGATTCGTTAGCTGGATAGTTAGATGGTTTTAAATCCCTTCTTCTTCTATCCGCTAAAGTTCTTCGAGTTGACTCATCAACTTCGTCTCCGTCTAAATCTACAACTACATCTTCAGCGAAAGGATGTCCCTTAATATCATGATGATCTCTATGATAATCATGATCTCCACGTTTTGTGGTATAAGCACGATCTCCAGGATGTCCTTTATCTCGTGTACCTATTTTAGAGGTATAATCTTCATCACCAGGATGTCCATGATCTTTATCATGTGCGTTTCCGCCCCATACAAGCTTATCCCATCCGGCATCATGATCTATTTTAGATCGATGATGTCCTGGTGTGTAATCACGACCAGTATGAGTTTTTGATAAGTCATATTTGTCACCACCTAATGTTACATGGTCAAAACCATGTTCATCAAGTTCGATTTCATAAACAACATCTCCATCACATCCTTCACAAAGTTCTTCTTCGTCTAATTCCTCAGACTCCTTAATGTAATATTCTGTTCCTGCTTCATTATCTGTTAAGTGAATTCCATCTTCATCTTTAATCACCTCAACTTCATCATCATCACCCATTTTCTTAAATACGGCGATAACTTCATCATCAGATGCACCAGTTAAGTCAAGTTCTTCCTCATCTCCTATTGCTAGGGCTAAGTCTTCTACTTCATCTTCTTCTGCACCTGCCGCTAATGCGTCAAGATCAAGATCTAATTCCAATCCATCCAATTCAACATCCGCATCCGCGTCTGCTTCTTCTTCTGAATCATCTCCAGCATCTACTAGAACCAATTCTTCAGACTCCTCGTCTTTTTGTTCTTTTAATACTGGCACTTCCGTTTTCTCATCGGACCCTTCAACGATATCGTTCTTAGATTCTTCGTCTTTCACTTTTAAAGACGACTCTACGATACTTTCAATTTCTTGCTTCATATGAGTGGCAAGCATTTCTTTCGTATTGGCTTTTAAGGCATCCTCTAAAGACTTTGCTTCTAGCAACGCCTCTTCGATGATTGATTTTCTTTTTGTAGCCATCGTAATTTTTAATTTTTTTGTTTATATTATTATAATAATTAATGCGCACCAACTGGTGCCATTTTTTTATAAATATGTGAAAAATCAGAAAAGTGTGACTTTAGTGTGATTTTATTCTGACAAAAAGTCGTCTAAAGAATCAATTAAAAGATCTTTGTCTTTTTTATTATCAGCTTCAGACATTTGTTGTTCCCTAGTAGGCTCCTCTTTATATATCCAGGAACCGGGAGTAGATGGTGAAGTAACAACGTCCCAACAAATTAATTCAAAGTCATCTTGTACAATATTTTTACCATTTTCTTTTTGTAAGGACCCTACTCCTCTAGAAGATACCCCTATCATTAAACCTTTTCTTAACAGATTGGCTACTTGATCTCCTTCACATGAAATGATTCCTTGATTTACAAACCCTGGGGACATAATAATTTCTAATTTACCCATTAATACATTACCTTCCCACCATAACTCTATTACGTTATGTGAGATACGACTAATGGCAACTATGGAAGATTCTGGATGATCTGCTTCACCCATTGCTCTTTTTTCTTTAATAAGTTTTAGATAATTCTCGGCTTCTTTACGTAATATACTTTCTGGGTAAACTCTACCATTACGGTTTTCTACTCCATACTTCTGCATTACTGCATAAACAACTAAAGGTTCTTCTACTATAGATTCACCTCTAGTTAATTTATTAATCTCATTTATAAAATGTTTATTATCGTTAGGGGAGATATACCCGGCATCATATTCTATTAAGATACCCTTTTTATTTATTTCATTTCCTTTTAAGATGTCCATCATGTTGATATACTTTACATATAAATATATCTATACAATAAAAAACATTATTTTTTAGTTTTATAAAAAACAAAGTGGGACTGACTATCTAAACAGTTATGAATTATATTATGAATAATGTCTGTAGTTGATTTAACCATGGATTCTTGATTCACCGGAATATTATTTTTTTGGAATAGTGTTATCTCGCATGACATAAAACTTCTTTTTTCATTACTTATCCCAGAAGACCTCATGTCTAAATCTACAATATATTTATCTCTATGAAAATCAGTTTTATTAATAGTGCTATTAATGTTATGTTTAATTCTTTTTCTCAATAAACTAATTACTTTGTCATAGTTTATTTCTTCTTCGTTTTCTTTTAGTTCTCCCCATGCGGATAAGTTAATATATATACTTTTAGGGTTTTTGTTATCAACAGTACCAATTTTTATCTTATAATTTGGGTTTATATCTAATTTTAATTCTTTTCCTCGTTTCATTCATAATACTTTAATTTTTTTATTATTTGTATGTGTAAAATATAACGAAAAAAACTAAGTTTGTCAATTAGGCATAAAAAAACCCACTCATAGAGTAGGTTCTTTTATTTATGTTTATTATTATTATTTTTTGTCTAGTATTTTAACTAGTACGATTACTGCTAATAAACCTACAAATCCTGAGTTTCCTAAAGATTCGATTAGTCCAGTAACATTTCCTACTACATCCATTCCAAATACTGCTCCTCCGAAGAGTACTTGTACTAGAATACCAACAGTTAAGAACGTCATTAAGAGGTCCGTAACTCCTGAGAAAAATCCCTTTACAGTTTCAAATATTTTTTCCATAATTAAGTTTTTATGTTTGTTATTCTTCAGCGGCCACTGATTTTTTAAGTTCATAAACTCTGTCTATGTCCTTAACGTATTCATCTGGGTTATAAGTCATTCTTAATAATTTATCTTTTACCTTAAGAATTTTATCTTTTAAATCCAGATCAATTTCTTCATTCAATTTATTATCAATTATATCTATACATTCAGTTTTAAGAGTATTATAGACTGTCTTTTTTTCTTCATCATTTCCATTTAAAACTGCCTTTAATATTTCTTTCTCATCTTCTGTGATGTCAGCGTATTTTGTATTAAATCGTGTAGTTGCCATTTGAGTCAACACGCTTGGTGGTAGATTAACCACGTCATTTTCTTCTTTTAAAAATTCTTCTCGTTCAATCATTTTATCTTTTATATACTTAATAGATTCTCTAATCGTATCTAATGTGTTTGCATTTTTTTCTATATTCACTAACACATCTATATGTTCATATAAAGAAGAGTTCTCTGTAGAAAGTTCTTGAGTATTTAAAATATCATAAAGGGTAGTTATCCCTTTTTTTATTTCTTTTTTATTTAATTCTTTTAATAAAGATATATTTTCTTTAATGTATTCCGTAGCTTCATTATTATCAGTAAAACTTTTTGTAGTTAAATTTTTATAAATAAGGTATTGAGATCTTAAATCATCATTTTCCTTTAAAATTTTTAAATATTTATTAAATATTTTTTTACCCTCTTCATCCTTTTTAATAATTGATTCTGCTAGAATAGAATTAAATGTATCTTTTATATTACCAAAATTTTTCATTCTTTTTTATTTATAAATATTCTACTTTTAATAAAAAGTTACTTTATTATATTATCAATCTCTTTAGACATCTGTTCAATTTTAGTATTGATTACCTCCACATCTTCATCTAAACTCCCCATATCATATATTTTTTCATCTTTTTCTAAACTTTCCATTAATCTGTTATAATAAATATTTTGATATTTTTTGGTTTTATTTTCTAATTGTTTTTTACTTTCCTCAACTAAAAGGTCACCTTTTTTATTCACCGATTCTACTGGGGCTTCCGCTGCAGCTATTTCACCACCTTCTTCACCACCTGCTTCTGTGGATGCAGCACTTTCCATACCACCTGCCATTTCCCCTCCGAAGTCAGCACCAAAATCAGCACCTCCACCACCACTATCAGCAGCAGCTCCACCTTCTTCACTGGCGTCGCCCGGAGTTTCCCCAAATTCACCATATAAGGTGTCCACCCTATCAAATACCCCAGTTTTCTTAATAACTGTAGATGTTTGTTCCATTTCTGCACTTGCCGCTTTCTCCATGCGTTGTTGTTCTAAATCATTACGTATCTCTTCTTCCGACATTCCTAATATATCTCTTTTTGCTCTGGTCATGGAATATGCACCAAAACCATTTCCCGCATCAGAGACCGCATCTTTATATAAAGTCACTTTCAATTGGGTTTGCTCAACCTTTAACATTTCAGCTTGTGTGGATGGGTTATTTAATGATAAAGTAAAATTCTCTAATTCGTCTTCTAACCCTAAAAGGTATAAATGAATAATGGCTATTTTATTAAGTTCTTGCACGATAGCTTGTTGCACCCTATTAATAGTTTTAGAAAATCTAATATCTTGTAACGCTAAATTTTTACCTTCTCCTGTTACTTCTTCAAAATTTAAAAATGCTTTAGGAACTCTTAAGGCAGTAAATAATTTCTTTTGTAAAAATTGTATATCGGCAATCTCCGATAAATTAGTTGCACCTGGAAGAGTATCTATGGGACTCGGAGCGTTAGGATCTCTTACGGGAATAAAATAGTCTTGATCCTGAGCCATTTGATTATATCGCGTATCTACCTGTCCTGTTTGTTGATCAATAACAGGACTCCTTTTAAAATTATTCGCAATTTTATTAACATATGCGGGCACATCCTTCTCATCTATGTTACCCACAAATATTTTAAATATTCTTCTTTCAGGTGCTCTCGTCACCCTATATATTAACATCGCATCTTCTGAAAGTAATAACTGTTTCCATATTCTTCTCGCCTTTTCTAAAATAGATGTACCATAAGGTAATCTTCTATCATCCCCTAATAATCTGAAATGAGCTACTTGCCATGCATTAAATTCTAATTCTTTTTGACCCCATTGGAATTTAACAGGATTAAATCTATCTTCCGTAGAAGTAGTAGTATTAACCCCAAACCCATCATTTTCTTTTCTACTTATTTCTATGTTAGGTAATTGTTTAACTCCTTGTACACCATTTTCACTATCCATACTTAAATATAAAAAGTTATCACCATACTTACATGTGTTTCTTACCCACATAGGTAAATTAGTATGAATATCTAATCTATTAAAAAATAAATCTTGCAGAATTCTTTTTACTCTTTTACTTTCAGAAAAAATATTTAAAATTCTACCATCACTGTTTGGTGTGGTGGATTCCTCCATAAAAATATCTAATGCTGCTGCAATTTCAGGAAAAAATTCCATACCCTCATAATCTGCATAAGAAGCTAAACGAGTAGTTTCATAATAAATAGAATGTTGGTAAATTTCATTATCTACCTTTTTCCATTGATTATTTAGAAATGCGTCTTGTTGAAGTTGTAACTTTTGAAAATCATACTCTTCTTTAGATTGTGTTTTTAAAAGTTCTTTATCATTTAATGAATATCTGGATTTATTTTCTCTGGTACTTTTTTCAGGACCAAATAAATCACTTAATTGTTGAAATATTGTTTTCTTTGCCATTTTAAATTGTTAATAATATACTATTATAATAAATATCTAGTAAAAACTAAATATTACTTTATACCAAATAACCAATTATACTCTCCATTATCATGATTTCCACTATTTCCTTGTTTAGGGTTATAGGTAGGGGTATTACTATAAAAAGGGTTAACATGAGTCTGTTTAGGGGTGGTTTCTTCTTTAGAAGAAGTAACGGTGGCCCAACTATCCAACATTGCTTTGGTTTGGTTTTCTATTTTTTCTAATTTTTTAAATGTTGTTTGAACAATGAAAACAGGCATAGCATACGCCATAATTAAATCATCATGATATCCCTCCATATGATCTGGCCTACCATTTCTATAAATAAAAGTTTTTAATTCCGATGTTAATCGAGAAGATCTAATAATGGTTTTATTTTCTCTTACATGCTCTTCAAATTCACTTATCATTTGAAGTCTGGTATTTCCTACATTAAACCCAGGCACTTTATCCCCTAATTTATAAACACTTTTCGCATATTTTTCACTAAGTTTTCTACTTTTAGGGTCATCATAATGAAGATATTTATAATCCATTTCTAAAAGTTTCATTACGGTAGAAACTCCCATACCACCCGTAATGTCTACAATAGTATATGCTTGATATAAATTACCATATTTATAAACTATTTCTGCTAAGGAATCGGGTGGTAATTTATATTGGAATTCCGCCACCTGTTCCAACCCATCAAAATCTAATATAACGATAGTAGAACTATCCTTCCCATCCCCTCGGGCCACATCTACCCCCATAATATATTTATGACCTTCTTCAGGTTCTTTCCATATCCACATAGATTGTTCTAACTCTGCCACATATTTAGGATCTTCCACATTATTTTTTTCATGATATTGGATGTACTCGTCATCTACTACATTACCACCAGAACTAATAAAAGACACATCCAACTCTTGTGCAATTTGTTTTTTATCCCCATTCATATCATTACACATATCTTCGTACCAAGGAGAAGTAGCTTTCCAACCATCTTCTACCATTACTTCATATGATTCAATCTCTAATGTCGAAGTTTCGTAAGTAGTTCCACTATATTCCCATCTTAATTTATCTCTCCCAATAGTTTCACATATAATTTCTTCATTTTCTCCTCTTATCCACCTTAACCCTCTATTATATCTTACATCTTGATGCCATCTCATCTCCACAATCTTAAAATTATTTTTTCCGGTTCTCGCACCATCGTATGTTCTATAATATAAAGGATCCATACCATTAGGTGTAGAAATTAAAGTTACCTTACCACCTGTACCCAAAGAGGTAAGGGCAGCACCAAATACTTCTGACCCATTATCGATAAATGCCGCTTCATCCATAATCAGAAAGGTAGGGGTATATCCCCTTAATGCATCTTTAGATGTGGCTAGGGCTTTTACTTCACATTGGGTATCTTTAGTTTTTATATGACCCTTAGCTTCAATGGCTAAATAAGACTCTCCTTCTTCTAATCCCCATACCCATGCCGGTATTTGATCAAGGAAATCTTTAATCTTCTTAAGAAACTCTTGGGCTAATGTTTGTTTATTCGCTAACACCAATACTTTCCATGGATTATTAGGGTCCCCAAAAGCAATCTTTACTGCAATATAGGCAGCGGTAGTGGTGGAAACTCCTGCCTGTCTAGGTTTGGTTACAATATTTCTATTATGTTCATCATAAGACTTAATTATCTCCTTTTGTTTGTGAAATAATTTAAAAGGAACATACCCTTCTTGTGTTAAGTCGTAAGTCTTAAGAAAAGTTTCAATTGCGTATATTGGATCACCTAAACAACGGGCAAATATCTTTAATTTTTCGGCTCTATCCATAGGATAAGTTTACTAATAAATATAAAAATGTGAATAAAATGGTTAAAATGCGACTAATTTATCGTTTTCCCATGCTTCATAATTAGGACCTAATTGGTAGGTGATTGTTCTCCCATTTCTAACAGGAGTGATTAATCCCGCATTCTGTGCTGCACTAAAAAAGGTAGAGTATTGACCACTGGTTCTACCCCTAGAATTAATATAATCTAAGAAACCTGCTTTAGTTTTTGGTTCCACATCCTTCAGGTAATTGGATAAATCTCTCATCATCCCATCTTTCTTTGTAAAGGTCATCCCTCTAGTTTTACTAAACAATGTTATCCCATGTTTATCTGCAAAGTCTTTAACATAGGGTGCAATCTCATCATATTTAGCTCTATCCGCCATAAGAGACGCTCTTTTAAGTGCATCTCTAACACTAAAATTTTTAAAAAGATACTGGAGAGTATCATAAATTATTCCATCTCTCAGTTCTTTTACGACATCTTTATCCTCCTGACCACCCCCTGGAGTATACTGATAGGGTATACTTTCTGAAACTGCGTGTAATTGCAAAAATTTAGAATAAAGATTATCATTACTGTTCAAAATTTCTTTAGCTGCTGCCATACCAACCGCCCCAAAATACTTTCCATATTTATTTTTTAACTCTCGCGAGATATGATAATTATGGGTTATCTCTTTTAACATTTTTTCTTTAACTAAATTCATCAATACGGGGTTATTAATGATTTCCTCCTCACTATATCCATATAATGTAGTTAAATCATACATAGTTTTCTCTAAATCGGCACTTGCTAGTTCTTGAGCGAATTTATTAGCTAATGCCTCTTGTTTCGCAGTCTCCATTAGGATTTTTCTATGTTGTATCTCTGTTAATTTAACTTTCATCTGTAATTTTTATATTCTTCTGCTGGTGATTGTACACATTGGCCTGTCGAATAACAAGACCCTAAAAAGGATATCGACAATACTAATATTATTATTTTAATTATAACTTTCATAATTTTAGGTGCTCATATATAAATATTCTGGAAGTGCGTCATTGAAATATTCGTGTGCTTTATCACTATCGGGATACCAATAATTTAAATCTACCCCCCCTAATAAATCATCATTTTCATTTAAGATGTCGGTTAACATACCTATATAACTACTGTAATTTGTTCTGGGGAATTCGGAATAGTAATCAATATACTTCTTAAGGTTTTCCGTTAAGTTTTCCTCACTAATGGTAACCGCTAAATCATTATATACTGTATCATCGGGACCTTTTCTTTTTACCCAATCTATTTTTCCACCAAAAAGTTCTTCCAACTCAGTTTTTGCAATATTGAATAGTTCACTTTGTGCTGCATCGTTATAGGCTACATTATAGGCATTTTTAATATCATGTTTTAAATCACTTAATGCCCCATTCTCTTCAATTAGTTCTTCTAGGATATTATTAGTATCATTATCTTTTATAAAACTAAGAAGACGGGGGGTTACATCAACTAACCCTGTTTCTTCATCCGCAAATTCATCTAACACTTCAGGAACACCATAGGGATCTAATTTATCGGTATAAGAAGGTAATGACTCTAATATACGAGGGATATTTTTATCATCAACATCTTCCCATATAGTGGAAAAATGTTCATTCCAACCACTAAAGAATTCTTCATAATCTTCAGATAATGCTCTCCCAAAAGTTTGCTCTTCTTCAAACAATTCTGCAAATTCTTCCCAATTATCTACATATAATGTAATTTTACCTTTTTTATTTATTATGATATCATGAAAATTCGCCATTTTAAGAATATCAAAATTTTTCTCCCACCAACCAATTCTTTCTAGAAAGTCCACCGACTCACCTTGACTAGTGACAGTATCTAATTCCATATCAAATTCCTCAAAAGGATCCATTCCTTTCGACATCGCCCATTTAAACATAAAAAATATTACATCCCAATAAGTTATACCCATTATTTCGGCTATACTATCAGCAATACCCTTCCATTTAACATATGATCTATCATCTTCCTCATAGTTTTTATTTTTAATTATTGATGATAAAGTTTTATAAACCGCATTTTCAATTTTAGAGTTATCTCTAATATCTTCACTAATAATATTTTGGAGAGTTAATTTCATACTTTTTGAAACATCTGATCCATTACTTGATAAATTGCGTCAATGACGGCATAAGAATCATGACCAAAATTATCTTTATGTGTTTCAACAATGGAACGTATGCAAGAATCTACATCTCTTTCTAGTTTTTCCCATTTATCGTATTTGTCTTCATAAGAATCCGCAAAGTATTCATTCATTGTACTTTTAATTCTTTGTTCAATATCAAATCTATCCACTGCTAATTCATCATCTTCAGAATCATGTATTCCGTCCGCATCTATATCATCAGGAATACCTTTACTATTTGAATGTTTAAGAAATTTTATGGCTAATTCATCATCTTTCTCTTCTACTGCCTTTGCTGCTGCGTTTTTATAAGTAGATTTATATAATTCAGTTACGGGTTCTTCTTCACTAAATAAACCAGTGGATTTACCATCGAATCTCATTTCTTTAACTATCCTTTGGAATTGGTTTTCTGTTAATTTGATTTTCATTACTATAGTTTTCTTATAAATAGTTTTAAAGCATAAAAAAATCCCACATTTAGTGGGATTCTCTTTCACTCTTCACGGTTCTACTATATCTTACAAATACTTATGTAACTTCCCTACAGTATCAAAGTCCCCCGCATCTAAAGCATCATCAATCAGTGATTGAATTTCTTTTTTAGACATCTCGGAGTAATCAACCTCTTTTGGTTCATCTTGTTGTGTGGGTTCAGTAGGTTCTTCTACACCAGCATCTACCATTAAATCATCAAGTCCATCCTCAAATGATTCTTCATCTCCCATTATAAAATCTTCTAATTCTTCATCACTATCGGCATCATGTAACTCTTTTAAGTGACTTATTACTTCACTACATTTACCACTTTGGGATAATATTTCTTTAATAAATTTATGAAATTTTTCCGCTGGTAATTTAGTTAATTCATGGAATAACCATTGTTTAATACTATAATCTTTAGGGTCAATACATTCTACAAATTTTCCCCACATTCCCGGGCCTAATCTCATTCCCCATATTTCTCCTTCTATTGTATCTGCTCTATCTATCACATGTTTTTGTTCTTCAAAATCTAAATGACCTTCCCCCCAATTAGATGCGGCTAATTCCATAGATCCTTTAATTAATTCATGCACTAATAGTGGGAATATCCATGCCTTCGCTTCTATTCGTGGTTCTATTTCTTTTTCCTCTTCTACTTCTTCTTCATTACCATCTTCGCTTTCTTCTCCTTCTTCTTTCTCTACTTCTACCCATTTAATTTTTTCGGTTCCCCCAATTTGTCCCCCCATTGCTTGATCAGGAATTACCCAATATTGGAAATCTGCTAATGACATTAATTTACCATATAACCCCATTAATCGTGGATCGATTTCGTCTAATTCATCTGCTACCATATGAAAAATATAATGACCTTTTTTAGATGCTCCTTGCATTAATGCATTTATAATATTTCTTTTATCCACTTCAATTTCTAATTCTTCCATTCTCTCCGCACTCTTTGGTTGGAATTCTTGTTCCTCTTCTTCTTGTTCCTCTTCATCTTCACCTTCTAAATCTAAAGGAGATCCTGGTGGTAATAATTCTGCATCTAACATATCGTCTGGAATATCGAACTCTTCACTTACAATATCTATAGCTAATTGTTCTAATTCATCTTTATGTTGTGTTTCTATTTGAGCAACCTCTTGCATAATTCTCATCATCTCCATCATCATTTGTGGATTAATCTGATCAATACCATGATATCTTTTAACTTTGTTTATTATATCTTTAAACCTGGCACTTGCTAACTTTTCAGAATAGTTTTGATCTGTGCCCGTCATAGGTAACCCCTTATTTTTCCCAAAGGTATGTTTACCTTGACGTAAACTATCTTCGATAGAAGGATTCATTCTTTCAGGATGTCTTTCATCATATTCTATTTGTTCGTTAAGTGTACGAATTCTCTTTTGTTCCTTTTTAAGTAATTGTTGTTCATTAATTACTCTTTTAGTGATATCACCTAATTTTATTACAATTTTCTTTTTCATATCCCTTTTAGTTTATATTTTGTATCCCCACCCAAAAATGCCAGGCTTCTTTTGCCATCTTTTCAAAGATACGTTGTACATTTCTCATTTCATGATTACCATCGGTATTCTCTATTCTATTTAATGCCGCTCGGATTAATACATCCCTAATCTTTTGCTTATTATCTAATAAATAGTTAATTTTTTCTAATTTATCTTCTAATATTGAGATGGTGTTATCATTTTCCCCATCTTCATTGTCATAATCTTCTTCCTCAATTTCTCTTTCAATAGATTCAGGATCATTTCTTTCCCCATATAAAAATCTATGTAAATCATCCTTATTCCAATTTAATATGGAGTGTGAACCAAACATATTAATAATACCACTTTGTCTAAGCATCTCGAAATATTTCATTATATCTCTTCGCTCTTGTCCTGTAATTTCATTTAAACGGGGAAAGTCATATTGATCCCTATCTTGTTCATTAACTATTTTTTTAGACTTAATATATTCTACTAAATCTCCTTTTTTCATTTTAGGGTTAATACCTTCTTTTTTCACTTTTCTTTTTTTACGTTTTTTTCTTTTAAGTGCTTTTTCTTCGTTTTCCCATTCTTGAGCCATTTCAGGCATATTTGCCCACATCCATCTACGTTGTTTAAGAGATTTAAATGGCATGAGTTAAATTTTTATCCTCTATTAATATTTTTCCACATGGCTGCCGCGGCGACTCTTTCACCTGCTTCTTTACTACCATATCTTTTAGCCGCTTTATTCGCTATTTTATCGAAATTTTTTCCTTTTTTACCTATATCTCCTCCTCTTCGTGCTTTTTTAACGACATCAGATTTTTTCTTTTTAGATAGTCCTTTAGATGGTTTATCTTCAGTAATTTCTACTGTCGAATCTTCCGGAAATTTCATATCCTCTTTATATTTATCCGCAGGTATCTTTATTAAAGTTTCGTCTACAACTACTTCTTCGTCAGCCACCTCTATATCTACATCGGGAGTAGATAAATTTTGGGAAATATAATCAAACATCTGTTGCCCATAAACATCATATAATCTTTTAATGATTACTTTAGGGTTTTTTCTCATATACCTTAATACTGATGCTGGAATTTCTTCTCCATATTGACCAAAAACACCTTCAATACCGGCCTCTCTAGGAGATTGGTGGTATTTAGCTTTACTGTAAGTATCTTTCATTTCATGTAGTTCAAAGATGTTTTCCATTACACCTCTTCGAACCGCTCTTTTAATTTCAGATTCATAAATTTTAACTTTCTTTTTCATTTTTTATATATTTAATAATTCTTTATTATATTGTAATACCATATCCTTTTCATATAGTTTTGATTCTACGGAATCTATTTCCTCACCGAATGAGAAGAACAGTCTTTTTTCAGGATATTCGTCATAACCATCTAAATTTTCCCATGCCATCGCAATAATACCATCTACGGCATCCCACATAGCAAAAGAATCTGATTCTTGAACAATTTCTAATTTTAAATCACCCACTAATACCCCAGATTTTTTAATAAATTTTTCGGATGGTGGTTCAGGATTGTTAGATGCTGGGTAAGCATCCCAACCTTCCCCGTCAATATCATCTAATATATCAGAAAAGAGAAATTCATAAATGAAGTTCCCTTTCCAATTTTGTCCTACTTTATTTATGTATACTAATTTCATTATTTATACATTCCATTTCTTTTTATTGTAGGTTTTTTTCTTTCCTTTAATGCTTTAGGTCTTGGATCCACACTTGGTCGTGGTATCTTTTTCCATCTAGGTTTTCCTTTACCTGGTCGGGTAGTTGGTTTGGTGCCGGGTTTTGTAGTTGGTTCGGCAGGTGCGGGATTATTTCCCATTATAGCATCAATATCAATTTCGATATACCCTTCATCATCACCAAAAGTTTCAAAATCTAACTCTCCATCAGAATTATTATCCATATCTAATCTATTAGGAATTTGATCACCATCTCTATCTAAATCACCTGTGGCGTGTAAATAATCTTGCCCCGTAGCAATTGCGGTTGCAATATCCACTTCCTGTTCTGGGACTACATGAACATTATCCCCATCCAAAGCTGCAATTTGATTGGTAACATTAAAATCTTCCTCTAATCCTTCACAAGAAGGGCAACCTTCACCTAAACATTCTTCACAAATTGCTTGATTTTCTGTTAAAACTTTTTTAAGGGCTAAATTAGCGTTTTTTTTTAAAAAAGATTCCATTAGTTGTTTTTTTGAAAAAGTTTTAGATTCATTTTTTTCTTCCTTTTCTTCTTCATCTTTATCTTTTTTATCCTCTTCTTCGTCTGTGGATAGATCTTCTATTTCTTTTTTGATATTAGCAATTGCATCTTCATGATGTTTCAGTCTTTCTTCTAAATCTTCATTAGATAATTCATCTTTATCTTCTTCATCCTCCTCATCGTCTAAATCTTCATGTTCTTCCTTATCTTTTTCTTCAGATTCCGCTATTTCGTCAGTTGGTTCTTCTTCTACATCCATATCAATATCTACTACTTCTTCATCACCACCTTCTAAGGCATCGTCTTCTTCATCTTCTCCTTCTATTTTATCAATAATATCTTCTACATCTTCATCTGGAATCTCTTCCCAATCAATTGCCGAAATAATGGAGTTGATAACATATTTATCTAATTCAGCATCTGGTTCATCCTTATCCCTTACCATTTGAGCTACTTTACCAGTTAATTTTTGTATTTTTTTAGTATATGAATCTCCTTCGTCATCATCATCAACCTCAACATCGGTTTCTTCAGCATCAAAATCCATATCCCCCCCTTCATCACTCATATCTATGTCTACTTCATCTTCCACAGGTGCTTCTGGTACTGGCGGAGCATCCACTTTAATTACTGATTTCTGATCTTCTATAACCTCTATTTCATTTTCTTTAGTTTCTTCAGGTAATACAAACCCAAAACCAGCACCACCACCAAAGGCAACGCCATCACTCTCAAAAAGGTTAGTATTTCTTTCAATACCAAATGAGTCATTTAACATATCAAATTTTAAATTCAAATGTTTTAAAGCATCTGCATAAGATTTATATTTTTCACTTCCTTTATTTTTTAATCCTCCCACATAATTAAAATCTTCAGACATAAAATTTCCTGAAGTTTTATCGGAGGTTTTAATAAAATAATCTCTATTTTCTCTAATGATACCATATACTATTCCATTAGGTCCTTTTTTAACTAATTCTAGTTCAGATAAAGATTTACTTTCGTTAATAGGATCTAATTTTCCCATAAGGTCTTTGATCCTATTCATTTTATCTTGACCTTTAATTTTTTTTGGGTTTACAAAATTTGCCATTTTATATCTTTTTAATTCATTTTTTTTATTCATCTGTGGAACGGAAAAAAGTTCCAGTCTTTATATTTTGAAATTGCCATGTTTCTGCAGTACTTTGAGCAGAAGTGGAAACCAATCCTGATTGAGTATTGCCTGTGGTACAAACACCCGCAAATTTAGGATTACCTAAAAATAATATATCGGTTCCGGATGGTATAGTACTATGCCCATCTACTATTACTTCTAAAGTCTCTCCAGCTACCATTGCAACTGCAGCACCATTTATAGTATAACTGGGAGGCGATGCTACATTACAATACACTGCACTATAAATGAACATATCAAAATTAACCTCCGCTTCGGAATGTATTACACAAACTTCTCCTGTCAAATAAGTCATAATCTTTTATTTATATAATAAATATTGCAAATTTAATAAAAAAACCTAAAACAACATTTATAATCTATGGGGTATCTATTTGTCGACCATTATATCCCATACTATTAGATACCACATCTGTTCCTCCCCACAAATCTTTAACAGTCCAACTTGTGCCGTCCCAAGTTGCCCCATCTCCCATTTTCCACCAAGAGACCCCATTACTACGAGCCGAATGAAGATCTAAATTATTAGGAATTCCTCCATTAAATAATTCACTTATTTCATCGGGCGAGAGTTCTTTATCCCATATAGAAATATTATTTATATTACCAGTAAAAGGCCAAGTTCCTGGGGGGTTAGCACACCCCATTAGGGTATTATTTGCCGGAGCTACTAAAGTGACGGCACCTAATGTGGTATCATCATGTAAAACACCATTAATATATATACTTTGCACTTTAGTATCGGTATTCCATGTCCCTATAACATTATACCATACATTACGTAAAGGAGGATGAGGTAAGGTAGCTCGTAATCTACTAACCGCACCAGTCCCTAAATAAAATGACCATCTACCTTGACTAATATCATCTAAAACTAAGGCATATCCTTGAGTAACCCCCGCATTAGCTCTATCGAGAATAATTCTATCCGGTGCACCAACTGGTAGTGTTACATCATGTTTAACCCATGTAGATAGGGACAGCGATCCGGTTAACGCTCCTGGTCCTCCTCCCGCATCACTACCTTCCATATAATCATCAGGAATAGTTCCATCAAAATAAAAAGAATATTTACTATTATATTGATCTGAGGGTATGCCGTGAATATTGGCACTATAATCAGGTTTTAAATTACCAATTAATATTAAATCTTCATCTATTACCGTATTTTTTTCATGGACGATACAATTGATTTGGGTACCAATTATTTTAGTAAAAGTGTTACCATTTATAACTATTGTTGGTCCTGCGGCAGTGCCATTAAATCTAAATGCCGTATATATGAATTTATCGAAATTTATTTTGGTCCAATCATGTACCGCAATTTCTTCACCCTGTAAATATGTTCCCATAATTCTATTTTTTTAAAAATCTAATTGATTCATCTAATGTTAAAGAACTATCATATGCCATAGTTTCTAACTTACTTATTTTATCTAAAACTTCCATTCTTCTTAAAACTTTAAATGCAATATTCTCAAAAGAATACTCACCCTCTCTGTCTAATCCTGCTTGACGCATTTTTTTAATTTTTTCTTTAAGTGTTTGAATAGATCGAATTACTTTATCATATTCAGCGTCACTATATAATTTAGTAAGATGTTTTATACCATCTATTAAACTATTAACTTTTTGAGTGACTTTCTTTTCATCTATTTTTTTACTTCCTTTTTCGGGTTTTACTACCCATCCATCCCAAAGCACTGAATATACACCACTAGAGACATGAGGTTCAGTAGTATCTTGAACATATAATTCTACATCATATCCTTTAATAGTGATATTATGTTTCTCATTCCATAAATTCTTCTTAGAGTTAAAATACTCTCTTACTAGATCAGTATTATCATCTACGTCCTCAAATTTTAATAGGATATGTAAATCTACATCAGAAAATCTAGACCAATTATAATTCGCTAAACTTCCAGTTAATATAATATCATCAATTTCTACCCATCCAATGTCTAATGTTTCAAAAAAATCGTCAGCGATCATTAACATACGGGTTCTCACATCACCATACATATGTTCTTTAGAATCAAATATTTTAGGGTTTAAGGTATCTCTTACCTTAAAGGAAGAAAGGTCAATACTCTCCTTTTCAATTATATCGTTAACATCTTGCTCTTTTAGTCTATTAATGTGCATAAGTATTTTTATAATAAATACTTAATTAATTGATAAATTAAACGGCAATAGGAACATTTTTCCAATTAGGGTAAGATTCATAATGAAGAATCTCAAAATCTTTAAAAGAGTAATTAAATATATTAGATGGTTTATTAAGTTTTAAGGTAGGGGAAGAAAATTTAGTTTCTCTTCTTAATTGCTCCTCAACATATTGTTTATGATTATCGTAAATATGAACATCTCCTAGATTCCCTTTTAACTCATAAGGTATCATGTTAACTTGTTGGGCAAACATATGTAATAAAAAACCATAGGAGGCAATATTAAAAGGTAATCCTAAAAAAGTGTCTACACTTCTTTGATTCCACATTAAACTAATTTTTCGTTTGGGTACTCTTAACGCATCTAATTTACTATTACTTAAATCTGATATATTATTAGATAAGGGAGATAATTTTAAATAATAATTTAATCTTTCATTAAATGTCATTTCCTGAGTATATAATTGAAAACCATAATGGCAAGGTGGTAAGTTCATTTGATCAATCTCCCCAACATTCCATGCCGATACATACATTCTTCTACTATCGGGGTTACTTTGTAAAGTATCTATGACATTTTTAATTTGATTAATGTAGGTAGGAGTATATTCTAGAGATAATCCCTTATCAACAAATAAAACCTTATTTTCTTTAATATATTTCCACTTAACCCACTGTTTTCCATATACGGGACCTAATTCTCCTTCTTTATCTGCCCACTCATCCCATATACTTACACCATTATTCTGGAGATATTCCACATTGGTGTCTCCTTTAAGGAACCAGAGTAATTCATAGATGACAGATCTGGTGTGGATCTTTTTTGTGGTAAGTAAAGGGAATCCTTCGGACATATTAAATTTGATTTGCTCTCCGAATAGGGAAGTAGTTCCTGTCCCCGTACGATCTCCCTTTTTACATCCTTTGTCCAGAATTTTTTTAAGTAACTTATTATATGTTTCATCTGTTTGTGCCATTTTAAATTCCTACTGAACCAACGCTATTAATAATATTATATTCTAATTTTTCTATAATCTGAGTTAGTAAAGTTAATTCTTCATACATCTGTTGATCTTCCAATAAATTTTCTAACTTATCTTGAAGTTCATACATCTGTGTTAATAGTTTTTGTTCTTCTGTAACCATCATAGATTATCTTTTAATATCTCTATTTGTTCTAAAATCGGGGTTATGTCTACTACCCCCTCTATTTTATCTGCCTTATGATTTTTAATATGTGAATTTAAAACTTTTCCTTGACTTTCTGCCTTCTCAAAAATTTCATAATCAGTTATTTTTACATCATGATACAGATATTGTCTACCACCTTTAAATATGATGGCTAGTTTTTGACTAATAGTATTGTAACGGGACGCTAAAATATTACTAGATTCATATATACTTTCTATGGATTCTTTGTCTACGTGTCTATTTAGTAACATAATTTAATTATTATATAGTTTATAACTATCAAGATTATTAAGTTTATATATCTTACCAACAACTGAAGATGGATTATCAATTATGTTAGATGTATGATCTTCAGTAATGATAACATAATTACCTGTTATAACCATACCACAATCCTCATGTTCTATTTTAATGGTAGAAGGAAGAGAAGATTCTTCCCAACCATCTTCCTTTAAAATTAATATTATTTTTTTAAATTTCGGTGCGGTATGCGACATAACTTTGTAAATATACTATTTTTTTTCTAAAAATCAAAATTATGAGGCATAAAAAAACCACATTAGTAATGTGGTCCTTTTATGTATTATAAAATAGATTATGCAATCTCTATCTTTCTATTCTCTTTTTTGTTTTTTGTTGGTGTAAGTTTAGGTAAAAATAATGTAGTAATACCGTTAGTAACTTTGGCGTGAATTTCATCCGCTACAACATTTTCTGGTAAAGGAAATGATCGATAGAATTTAGTGGAGTGATATTCTTTAGAAATATATTCCCCATTATCTTTATGTTCTACTACTCTTTCTCCTTTAACTGCCAACATATTATTTTCTAATTCTACAGTTAAATCTTTTTTAGTAAATCCTGGCGTAGCTAGTTCATATTTATATGACCATTCATCCTCAAATACATTAGTAGTTGGTAGATTCTGAGAGTATTCTCTCCTATTTACTGGTACATTAGTTGTTAATCCTCTTAGAAATGGATTATGAGTAGAATTACTCCAAAAGAAATCTTCGTTAAAAAAATCTCTTAAAAATTCATTAAAATTGTTTCTCATTTTTTAATTTTTTTTAATTTTATTATTATTTATTTTTTTATATCAAAATAAATGCCACTAGAAATTTTATGTCAAAATGTCATTAAGGGTTATTAATATGTTTCCCTTTAACCTTATAATAATTAACATCTATGTCATAGTAGGCTAATTTATTTTTGGGAATGTAACACTCTCCAGTGGAAAGTAAATGTTTAATTCTTTTTTCCCCAAAATCAATATTAAAATCTACGAGATCAATACCAATAAATTTTCTTTTATGTTTTAAGGCAGCTACACCGGTAGTAGAAGACCCAGCAAATGGATCTAACACAATATCCCCTTCATCACTTCCTATTTTAACAAACCATTCAGCTAATTCGACATGAAAAGGAGCGGGATGTAAAACACTTGGATTAGATTCTGCTGCCGTTATAACTACATTATGAGGTAACGCGCCTTTTTCGTTTAATTTAATAGTGGTATGTTCATATACTCCATCTCTAGAATTTATAGTAGGCACTGGGGTTTTCATTCTTCTTTTTGTTACTTCAGAATGAGGTACTCTACAATTATCTGCGCGAAATTTAGGTTTAGTAGTAGGAGAGAAATGAAAAACGTATTCATATCTATCTATCGCTCTATATTTACAATTGGTTGGCATAGATTGTTTTTTAAACCATATATAAGGTTTGGCTACCATATACCACCCCTGTTTTCTCATTTTATATTTTAATTCATCTAAAACCGGATGGACTACTCCATTATCTATTTTATCATTAATATTTAAGAAAAAACTTCCATCAGGTTCTAATACTTGGAGAAATTTGTCCGTAAATTCTAAAAACCATTCTACATAATCATCTACATGGATAGAACCAACTTCTCCATCACTATTACCACTATAATTTTTTCTCATTGCATAATAAGGTGGAGATGTAAAAATCATATCTACTTTTTGATTTTTTGTGATCATCTCGTCCAGCACGATTTTTGTGTTACCTAACACTAATTTATATTTACTTTCCATAATTTTTGGGTTATATGTTAACAAAAGTAATGATATTTATTTAAAAAAACAAATGTAGGATGAAAAAAGTACAACCAAAGGTTAAAAAAATAATTAATAAGTCTATTGAAGAAGCTAAACTTTATAATGATGATGAAATAAAAGTAGAACATTTAATAACTGCCTTAATTAATGATTATGATAATGAAGCAATAAAATTTTTAATAGAATTAGAAATAGATGTAGATGATCTACATAAAAAAATTGAAAATTATTTGGTTAAAACAAAAAAAAGTGATAACTTTACTAATTCTTTAGTTCCCATGTCAGAATACACCAAAAAAATAATAAAAGATTCTGAAGTGGAATGTGATAAACTAAAAGAAGATTATTTAGACACCCCCCATATAATGTTATCTATTTTAAAAGAAAAAAATACGGTAAGTAAAATTTTAAATAAAATGGGAATTAACTATGAAAATTATAATGGTATGGTAAGAAAACATTTAATAGAAGGAAGTTTTGATTCTATAGATGATGATTCAGGAGAATTATTTAATAGACCTCCGAGAAGAAAAAATAAAAATTCCAGCACACCTATATTAGATAATTTTTCAGTGGATATAACTAAAAGAGCATCTGAAGGTAAAATTGATCCTGTAATTGGTAGAGATGATGTAATTCAAAGAGTTGCACAAATTCTCTCTCGTAAAAAGAAAAATAATCCGGTATTAATTGGGGATCCTGGAGTAGGAAAAACTACAGTAATAGAAGGATTAGCACTTAAAATTAATGAAGGAGATGCTCCCCGCACATTATTAGATAAAAGAATTATTTCATTAGATTTAACTTCTTTAGTTGCAGGTACCAAATATAGAGGACAATTTGAGGAAAGAATTAAAGGTGTTGTAGATGAACTAATGATTACTGATAATATAATATTATTTATTGATGAACTTCATACTTTAGTTGGTGCGGGTAATGCAAGTGGCGCTATGGATGCTGCCAATGTATTTAAACCAGCATTATCTCGGGGTGATATACAAATTATTGGTGCTACCACCTTAGATGAATTTAGAGAGAATATTGAAAAGGATGGGGCGTTAACCAGAAGATTTCAACAAGTTATTATTGAACCACCATCAATTCAGGAAACTATAGAAATATTAAACAAAATAAAGGGATCATATGAATTATTCCATAAAGTTACTTATTCACCTGAAACGGTGGATCAATGTGTAAAATTATCTGATAGATATATAACCGATAGAGAATTTCCGGATAAAGCGATTGATATAATGGATGAAGTAGGAGCTCGATCCCAAGTTAATGCAAAACCACCCCCTGTTATTACTGAATTAGAAGAAGCAATAGTAAAAATTAAAGAAGATAAAAATCAGGTAGTTAAAAGTCAAAAATATGAAGAAGCTGCCAAATTAAGAGATAAAGAAAGAAAGGTTACAGACCAATTAGAAATTGAGAAGGAAAACTGGAAAAATAAATTAAATAAAAAACGTACTATTATAACTCCTGACGATGTTAGTGAAGTAGTCGCCATAATGACAGGGATTCCACTAAAACGACTTTCTAGTGATGAAGGTAAGAGATTGTTGGATATGGAAAAAGAAATGAAAGGAAGTGTAGTGGGGCAAGATGATGCAGTAATTAAAATTGCTAAATCATTAAGAAGAAATAGGGTAGGTATCCGTAACCCTAAAAAACCTATAGGTACCTTTATGTTTTTAGGTCCAACAGGTACAGGGAAAACTCACTTAGCCAAAAGATTGGCACAATACATGTTTGGTAATGAGGAATCACTTATAAGGATTGATATGTCAGAATATCAAGAAAAACACGCAGTATCACGAATGATAGGAGCACCTCCAGGATATGTAGGACATGAAGAAGGTGGTCAATTAACTGAAAAAGTTAGAAGAAAACCTTATTCCATTATTTTATTTGATGAAATAGAGAAAGCTAATAAAGATGTTTATAATATTCTCCTACAACTTTTAGATGATGGTCAATTAACGGATAGTATCGGGAGGAAAGTGAATTTCAAAAACTGTATAGTAATTATGACTTCTAATATAGGAATTAAAAGATTACAAGAATTTGGTACGGGGGTAGGATTTAGCACTAAATCATTAAGTGTAACTAAAGATGCTAAGAAAAGTGAATTTTTAAGTAAAGAACTGAAGAAACACTTTCCACCGGAATTTTTAAATAGACTGGATGATGTAGTAATCTTTAATTCATTAAAGGAAAACGAAATAAGAGTAATTGTTGATCTGGAACTAAAAAAATTAATAGAAAGAGTTAAAGAATTAGGATATTCAGTTAAAATAATGAAATCTACTAAAGACTTTCTTGCAGAAGCCGGATATGATGAAGAATATGGGGCGAGACCATTAAATAGAGCAATACAAAAATTTATTGAGGATCCCATTTCAGAAGAGATCTTAAAAGAGAATGTTAAAAAGGGGCAGATTATCGCCGTATCTTATAGTAAAGTTAAGGAAAAAGTAGAGATAAAATTAATGTAATTTTATTCGTTTTTTATTTGGCAGTTTAATTTTTTTATCGTATATTTGTATAAATCAAACATCATGAAAAAATTAATTACATTTTTATTAATAGTATTATCCTTAGAAGGGTATTCTCAAGAAGATTCTATTTATCATTATTATAAAGAAATAACAAAAGATTTATGGGTATGGGATAATAATACTAATGATTGGGTTCCTGATACTACACAACAATGGAAATGGAATAAGGATGTCTATATTTATCTCTATGGGGAAAAAATAGATTTTTTAATTAAAGAATTAGAAATTGTAGTAAAAGAGTTAAATGATCTAATTGATCCAATAAACATTTATATTACCACTGATTCATCTACCGCTAATTGTAAATTATTCATAGGAAATGGAAAAGAATATGAACATCATAATTTACAATATCATAATTTAATAGAAAATGGTGGCACTAAACCTTATGGTTTTGCATCTATATTAGGGAATTTAAAAGAAATTTGTATTTCGTTATGTTTTGTCGATATTGTTTATTTAAAAGAACAAGGAGTAAATAATAAATGGAGTAATTCTAGATTAGAAAAAGAAATGAGATGTACATTAAGAGAAGAAATTACCCAATCATTAGGGTTTGTAAATGATAGTTATAGTTATCCTATGAGTATATTCCAAGAATCTAAATATATTCCTATTACGGAATTCGCCGACATAGATAAGGAAATAATAAAAAGATTATATAATTAACCTTGTTGATTATGTTGTGAGGAAGCTTTAACTAATTGGTTCCATTTAGCACTACACGCCTCCATTACTGGTCCTAATGTATAAATAGTATCGTCAGCAAACCGAGGAGTAGTCACATTTTGAGTATCTATCTCTCTACCATTTTGAATTACATTTACTTCCGCAACTCCTTTATGACATCCAAAAGAGGAGTCTTTTCCTTTAGGTATTTTAGGATTAGGTTCGCTAGTAATCCTTCCATTTTTACTTAATTTTTTAATTATATCTTCAGAATTAGCATCACTACTAAGTCCTACTAATTTTTTAATTGTAGAAGTATTTTTATCTTTGAATTCCTCAATATTTTCCCTCATCCAATTTATCATACTAGTAGTTTTTATCTTCCCATCTTTTCCATATAGATAAATTAATCTATTTAATCGAGTAGAATTAAACATTGGGGGTAAAAGTAGATTATCTATAGAATATAATTTTTTTCTTTTATCAGCCCATAAATCACTTGTAACATTTGGGGTATTAATACATTCTGCTTGTATTTGTAAATCTCCTTTAAATTTTCTTAAGTTTTCTACTGTTAATAATTTACCTAATTCTTCTCCCTCTATTCTAAATTGATTAAATCGTGATCCTCCAGCAGTTCCTCTAGGTCTCTCTTTTAAGACTAGATCATCTTTGGACCCATTATTTAAATCAGCATATTCACTGGGAGACGGAGTAATAGAACCACTACTCACACCAAATCCAGTCCTTTTTAAGGGTACCCCATTAGCAAATATTTTAAACGTGGCATGATTACACTTATGTCCTGTACCCTCATAATTTACTTCTACCGTTATACCCCCCATACATCGTTTAAATTCTTCTATTAAAGCAGGGGTCCGAGTAGTTTCAGTTTTCTCCCAACATACTTTCATCCATACCCTAACTACTTGCCCATTATTAGGTAAGTGTCCCTTAGCTCCATCTATTACCCCACCTGTATCGATAATGAACGGAGTAACTTTAATACCTTCCTCTGTAATATTAATACCTTCTTTTGGAAGAGATTTTTTTAATTCTTCCGCCACTGCATTACCTCGGTCTATAGCATATTGTAAATTCTTTTTCCAAGTTTCACTATTATTTTTATGGGTATATCCTTCATCACTATATTTTTTAGGATTATAATTATTATCCATAGTAGGTGTAACACTACCATTTAAGGAGTTACTGGCACCAGCAATTAAATCCATTGATTGTATAGTAAATTTACCACCTTCTTTTAAATATTTTTGTGCCTCCGGATCTGATGCAATTGCATTTTTTAATTGATTAATAAAAACTTTAACCGCATTACTACCACTAGTTACTTTTGCGGCAAAATTACCATCAATTCTTTCACCATCACTACCCACATCAAAACATATAGGTTTTATGTTTGTGATAGTTTTTGCCGATTTAAGTTCTTTTTTGATCCACTCCCAATCGGGATTTCCATCTGCCCCTTTGGTTATACCTTGGTCCAAAGTTTTTCCCTTTTCTTGTTCTTTTAATAAAGGATTATTAAAAACTTCTACAAAATTAAGATTGTGTTCTGCCAATATATCATGAGAATTGTCCTCATAGGTAAATTCCATGAGTTCTCTCATGCGTTTTTCTTGCGGAGTTAACGGTTTCATTTAAAATAATTATTTCCTACGTTTTATAGGTCTCTTACTTCTGGATTCTTGTATTGCTTTTCTTTTAGTAGATTTTACTTGGTTTACTATACCCTCGATTAGGTCAACCATTTCGCTTTCAGTTAATCTAATTACTTTTTTAGTTTTTTTTGACATTGTATTATTTTTATAAAATACTGTTATTAAGTGAAGGACATATGAGGTCCATTACCATTTATATTATAAATATAACAAAAAAGATAAAAATAAGTAGACTTACTTTATTTTCTTAACATCAAAAATATCTAAAAGTGTAAAAGAATCTATACGTTTAATTATGGCGAAATAATTAATTGCTTCATTAACACTAGATGTTAAACATATATTGATTATCTCTCCTGTGGATTTAAGACAAAGACCAAATTTCTCCATAAAACTTTTTTTATAAAGATAGGAAAAATATTTTAATAAAACAAATTATGCGGTTAAATAACCTATACCATCGGGATCCGCCTCAAATGCATCATATGCTTTCCTATTTGCTGGTGATAATTTATCCAAATCTACACCTACTAATACAAAACGTGCTAAGTTTTCTCTTACTAATATTTCTAAGGGTGCTATATTAATTTTAGTAATAGGATTTTTGGCGAAATTCATTACAAAACATTTTGTTAATTTTTCATACCCTGGTAATGGTACTTCTTTTATTTCGTTATCTGTCATAGTAAATATCTCTATATCATTAGGTAAGTAATCCGCTGGTGGAATTTTTATTAATCCACATTTATTGGCGGATATTCTAGTTGCATTTTTAAATTCTGAAAGGTCGGGTAATTCTTTAATTGGCATATTACTGAAATCTAATACATCCATATCCTTATTAAGATAATCAGTAATTAAAACACCATCAGTATGTTCCATTAACCATTTAAGGTATCTATTATTTTGTAAAGGTCCTTGATCTTCCGATGCTTGTCGTCTTATACTTTCTACCCCATCTTTATAAACCTCATCAGTTATAACATCTTTGGCTTTACCACCAAACATTGCAAGATATTTAATATATTTACTATCCATTAATCCTGATCCTTGTCTAATGTCTGCAGTCGCTAATGCACCTAATTCTTGTTTAAAGAAATCTTTTAGTCCCTCATATTTTCCTAGGATTGTGGGTAATTTATCCCTTTCAATACTTCGATTATTCTTATCATGTAATTGACCAGATTCAAAATGTAATTGTAAAGGGAAGGTACCCTCACCATCATCACCATCAAATAATTCTTTAGGCATCACCACATAATAATCAGAAAGTGTCCCATCTGGTTTAGGGTTATTGCTTCTATAAGAATCAAAATAACTATTTCCTTCTCTACGTGTACACCAAGATGCTAAATTTCCTAAAGGTTCACAACTTGATTCTATTGTTTGGGGAGTATAAACCAATACTCCATTATCTCTATAAGCTAATTTTGCATGACCTAAATCGATATATTTTTTCATCTTATTCCATATTGGGTTACCACCTTCACCATCATCCTCAGCCCCAATAAATGGACTAACTATAGAATATAAATGGGCTAAATCATTATATTGATTAATATCACTTACATTTTCCGGTGCATTAGGTCTATTAGGTGCACCACTTTTAAAAACTTTTTTCTTTCTTACACCATCAAATACCCCTAAATATTCATTTGCTTCGGGTAAATCTTCAGTTAAAAACCTTACTGCTTGATCGATATCGTTATCTTTAATATGCCTACCAAACACTTGAATCATCCATTGAACGAATTCTTTCTTCTGTGTGGGATCAGCTTCTACAATATCATTAAATATTTCTTCAGTAAGTTTAATAGATGTTTTCCCCTTCTTATTTGTAACGACATAGGCAATATCTACACCATCATGTCCTTGTATGGCTTCAATATTAACTTTTTTTCTCATTCCCCCTGCTGGCCGTGTACCATCTTTTTCATCTTCACCTTCACTGTTATCATCCAACAGTTTTTTATCTATCACATTCTGACTTTTCAAATATGAGACCCTATCCTCTTTAATTAATACTTTATATTGACTTTCCGTTACTATATATTTCATTTTTAATATTTTTATATAAATATACGTTAAATTGAATTAATTAACAAATTTAACCTTACTGATTTTGGATTTATTTTATCTAGGGTAGTTAAAAATACTTTTCTATCGTTTTCTTTGTCGGTAATTCTATATTTTATTTCATCCCCTAATTTAAATTCGCCCATTTTATCTAGCTCTTCTAATATACTATCATAAGTAAGCCATTTACGTTT